AAGGCTCCATCATGTCTGTCTCCACCATCACCAGCACCATCGTCGCCGACGCTCTCGCGGGTGACGCGCTGTCCTACGCGTCGGCCGACGTCAAGATCAAGGCCTCCGTCCGCACGGCCCTGGCCGACCTGGCCAAGACCGCCATCATGAACAGCGACCTGGCCGGGGCGCAGGCGGCCCTCGCGGCCCAGGACCTGATCAAGGGCGCGAAGATCGTCAACAAGGTCGAGGTCGACTACGCAGGCATCATCGCTCGCAAGATCGCAGTCCTCCGTGCGGCGGCCGACCGGCTCGAGGCTGGCGCGGCCAACCTGCCGGACGGCGTCGAGGTGTCGACCGACGACATCGAGGCCGCCGAGGTCGACCTCGACACGGTCTTCGACGAGGCCTCCAAGATCATCGACGGCCTCAAGTTCACCTCCGGCGAGCGTGCGGCGGGTGTCGACCTGCAGGCGCACCTCGACGAGTTCCTCGCGACCGTCCAGCCTGGCTTCTACACGGTCCAGCAGATCGTCAAGTTCCAGTCCGAGGTCGCACCGTCCGGTCTGGCCTCGCCCGGTGCCGTCGCTAGCCGTCTGTTCCCGGCCTCCGGCAAGGAGACCTCGTTCACCGGTGACTTCATCGTCTGCGAGCGCACGGCCAACACGCCTCGCGGCATCGAGGTCAACTAGCACCATCGGCTAGCGGCAGCCCCACCCAGCCCACACGGCCAGCATCGGTGTACCCGGTGCTGGCCTTGTGGCGCTGCCACCATCCATCTCCCGATTACCTCGGAGGCTCGACCATGACTCTCGCCATTACCTTCTTCGGTACCGCGCCCAAGGCCCTCCCGACGGAGGCCAACATCACCGGTACTGCCCTCACCCGACGCGCAGCCAGCGTGTCCACCATCGTGGAGCAGGACTGCGACTTCTACCTCCCGATCTCGTCCGTCGCCTTCGACGGCAACACCTACTACCTCTGGGAGGTCGACCGCAGCACCGAGACCGCGTGGGTGTTCTCGCCCGACTCCCTCACGATGATGCAGGTGTCCTGGATGGACGCCTGCTGCCTGGGCGGCTAGCCGCATCCAGTCACCACTCGCCGTTCTGCGGCCCGTTCGGCCCCGGCCTAGGCACCGGGTAGGCCGAACGGGTCGCAGGCCCGCACACGGCCGCACAACCGGCCTAGCGTCCCGCTCCCGTTCCCCGTCCCACCGTCGCCCTCCCGGCACCGGCGGGACTGGGTGTGGTCGCGAGTCCACAACCCTTCCCGACACCTCATCGGAGGCTCCAATGCACATCTTCGACAGCACCAAGGTCGTTCTCACCGCGAACGTCCGCTCGTTCCTCGGCAACCACCTGGCTGACGTGACCTGGGTCGAGCAGTCCGACACCGAGGGCAACCGCTGGTACGCCTGCTTCCGCCTCGACACCGACGGCGCGCCGGTCGACCTGCCGCAGTTGGAGGTCGACGACCTCCCGAACGCTGCCCGCGTGGCCGGGGAGTTGCTCTCCGGCAGCCTCCTCATCGTGCAGGCGCTCACGACCGCCGAGAACCTCGGCAAGATCGTTCTCCACCGGACCAAGTGTTCGCTCTGGAACACCGACCAGTACGAGGACTGCGACGCCCTCCACACGACAGGCACCCCCCAGACCGGTCTCATGCTCACCCCCCAGATGGCGGTCTGATCATGACGTACGTCGTCCACATCTCCCCCGGTCACACGGTCACCACCAACTCCTTCACCGAGGCCCTCAAGGTCGTCGAGCGCTGGACGGCCCAGACCGGGCGCGTTCCGGTGATCCGAGGCACCCGCCTCCGCTAGCGTTCCACCCCCGGCCACCAGGTTGTATGCCTGGTGGCCTTGGGGTGCTGCACCCACAAGCCACGACTTCACCCCCGATCCCCCTGGATCGGGAGAGCAGTGGTAGAATGGTCACGTACCCAACCCTCACCCCCGACCCAGTCAACGGGAGGCACCACCAATGGCACGACACCTCACGCACGACTCGCGCATCGCCAACGTCACCCTCACCCCCGAGTACTTCAACGCCGGGCTGCTGGCCTCGGACATGCTCTACGACGCGATGATGGCTCTCAACTCCGGCTCCCCCCGCATGGCCGACGGCGCAGGCCCCGAGGCTCGTGCCGCCGCCGCCGCGTACGCGAAGGCCAACGGAGTCCGCGTCCGTCCCGGCACCCCCGGCCCCTTCTACTACACCGAGAAGGCGCTGCTCGAGACCCTCAAGTTGCTCTACCCCACGCAGGCCAGGCAGGTTCTCGACCGCGCCATCGAGTGCGGCGAGCGCCCCCGCAGTGCCGCTGTCTACGTGCTCGAGGAGATCATCCGAGCCGACCGCGAGAGTGCCCTCCAGGACATGCTGGAGGCCCACGACGACGGTCGTCACGTCTCCGGTGACCCCTTCTTCATCACCAACTGCCCCGCGTGCAGGCAGGGCACTACCTCCCCCCTGGTCCAGCTCTACCCGGAGCCCACCACGATGGACAGCACCTCTTACACCCCCTGGTAGACGCTAGTCTGTCACACCTGCTACCCCCCAGGTCACGTACCTGGGGGCTCCAGGCGTAGTCAGCCTACCTACCCTCACCCACGAGGAGTCACGTGTCCGAGTCCATCTACCAGCGCCTCATGATCGTCGCGAGGCTGACCGGTACCCCCTACAAGCTCCGGCCTTACGAGCGCGTCCTCTCGATCGAGGTCACCCCCAAGAAGGTGGCGATCACATCGGAGCGCTTCACCATCGTCGAGTCCCCCCGGTCGGTCAAGCAGACGGCTCGGTTCATCAGCCTCACCGTCGTCTCCCCCAACAACACCGGTGGCTGGGTGTCCGACTTCGTCACGATGCCGGACCCGGACTTCACCCCCAAGATCATCGACACCACCATCACCTCCCCCCTCGAGTCCGAGTACAGGGACCGCCTCGCCTACGAGGGCATGTGCTACCGGCCCGGTCGAGGCACCGACTACGAGCGCGTCGGCGAGGAGTTGGTCCGAGCCTACAACAAGTTGGACGGTACCCCCCGCGAGCAGCGTGTCTTCCGCGACCGTGACGGCAACCTCGACACACCCGAGTCCCCCAGCTACTCCTACTCCTAACCAGGAAGGCAACACAGTGAAGATCAAGCTCACCCCCCGAGGCACACTCGTCTCCCGTCTGGCCGGGGGCGTACTCGTCGTCGGCGTCGGCATCGCCCTCCCCCACATCAGCCCCTACACCCGCGCACTCGACGCGGCAGCCGTCGCACCCACCCAGTCCCCCGGCGCTACCGGAGCCACCAAGTGACCAACCCCACCGAGCCCACCATCGAGCTGCTCACCGAGGAGCTGTACCTGCTCCGCTACAAGATCACGCTGCCCTCGGGCGTCGTGCTCCTGGTCGACGACGAGACCAACACCAGCAACCTGACCCGCGCCACCCCCCAGGTCGACGTCTGGGTCAACTTCCCCGAGGGCGCTGGTACGGTCGAGGTCGGTGACACCCCCGCCGACGGCTTTGCTACCTGGACCTGCGACACCGCCCCCCGCAAGGAACTCTGCGCCTGCCTCGGCGTCGACGGTCGCACCCCCTGTGACCGCGAGGCGGTGCCCCCCGGCATCCTCTGCCGCGACTGCCAGCACAACGGCTGCGGTCGCCTCGCCCCGATGCCCTAGGTCTGATCGTGCCCCCCAGCCACGTCCTGCACGTGGCTGGGTGGGGGCGTCCCAGCCCACCACTCCGAACCGGAAGGCACCACCCGTGACCATCGAGATCAAGGACTGCAGCATCCTCCCCAGCACCGTGTCTGGCCTGTGCGACAACATGGACTGGCTCAACGTCGCCAGCATCCTCGGCATCGGCACCAGCCACAATCTCTGGGTTGACAACGCTGGTACCTACTTCTACCTCGTCTCCCCCGAGCACCAGGGCAGCCGCCAGGGCATCGAGACGTGGTCCCGCACCCCCCAGATCGGCAAGCAGATCGGCTGGAACCGCGAGATCTCCCCCGAGCCCACCGTCGAGGACCGCTCCCAGGTCATGGCTCTGGCCTACCAGTACGTCGCGCAGCAGGCCATCAACGAGGTGCGCGCCGAGTTCATGAGTTACATCACCCCCCAGTAGGTCTGAACGTGCCGCCTGCCCCCGTCCTGTACGGGGGCAGGTGGGGCGTACCAGACCACCACCCGAGACACACGGAGGCACCATGCTCAACATCAAGAAGGTCAACGCTCACGCGGTCAAGATCAACCGGCCCAGTCCTCCCCTTGGCTACACCGGCAACGTGTACCTCACCATCCCGGCCAGCAACATCGGCCTCAACCAGCGGGCAGAGGACCCCGAGACGCCCTGGGACACGTACTTCGAGTTCTCCGTCTACGTGGACGGCAACATCTTCCACTACCAGGCGGCGTACAACGAGCCCGAGGGGTACTGGGAGCTGTCGATGTGGGACAGCTTCCGGCGCTGCGGATCGTGCTCGGCCAACGAGGTTCACACCATCCCCACCGACGCGCAGTTCTACCTCCGACTGGAGCGGATGAACAGCAATGGCATCTTCCTCGGCTCCCCCGGCCGGGTGTTCGAGGAGGTGTTCGCCAAGCACGGCACCTACAGCGTCTGCCCGAACGGCACAGGCACCCACCCCCTGACCCGGCCGGAGGCGAACAAGATCGCCATGCGCTACGGGCGGGTCTGATGTCCAAGGTGATCTCCTCCTGGCCCACCACCCAGGCCGGCTGGTGCGCGCTCTACAAGCGCCTCGACCGGGAGTTCAAGACAACCACCAACTCCCCCCTGCACCACGACAACAGGTGCCCGCGTTGTAGGTAGCCCAGCTACTACTTCGCCACTCTAGTAGCACTCGTGCGCCAGATACGGTAAACTAGCCGCATGGCCCACCCGTATCTACACGCCAGTCACACCCAGTCACAGCCGGTAGTTCGGTTGTGGCTGGGTGTGACGGCTACCCGTAGGGCGATCCCCCCGAAGTCTTGACCGTGCCCCGTGTCTATGGTTGGCTCAACCGTAGGCGCGGGGGACGGCCAGCAGGCTGTCCCACCACCCGACCCGACACAATGCCCCGGAGGCAAGTTCATCATGGCCCGTCGTCCCCGCAACACCGAGTCCACCGACACCACCACCACGGAGGCCACCGAGGCCACCACCACCCCCACCCCCACCGAGGAGAACACCGTGACCGCCACCACCGAGGCCCCCGTCGAGGCCGACGCCAGCACCGAGGCCGTCGAGGCCACCATCGAGGCGAACGACACCGAGACGCCCGCCGAGACGCCCGCCCCCGCCGAGGTCGACCTCAGCGCGTTCGAGGCGGCCGTCAAGGCCGCCGTCGAGGCCGGCGAGGAGGAGCGCGACCCCTCCACCGGCACCCTGGCCGAGGCGCTCGTCAAGCCGGTCCAGGCCGCCTACCGCGAGCTCGAGGGCATCAAGGGCAAGAACGCCGCCAAGAAGTTCCTCAACGAGGCGATGCGCGACGCGGTCAACAGCACCGACATCCAGCTGGCGCGCAGCTACATGCAGCTCAACGACGCCTGCACCGCCGCCCCCTCCGGCGGCGGAGCGGCCAAGGCCGAGCGCGTTCCGGCTGACCCCACCCAGGCGCACGTCGACCGCCTCGGCACGCTCTACCTCGCGGCCGAGCTCGTCACCGCCAACCGCCCCGAGAACGTCGACGAGGCGGCCGCGACCGAGAAGCTCGACGACCTGCTCGAGTCGGCCCGCGAGCAGGCCGACGGCTACCTCGCCTGGGTGACCCGCACCCCCGTCGCCGAGGGCGAGGAGGACGCGGCCGAGCCCGAGGCCTCCGCCGTTGTCAAGGCCGCCGTCAAGCTGGCGCTCGGCAAGACCGCGAAGGTCGGCGGCACGACCCGCTCCGCTTCCACCGGCAGCGCGTCGACCGGCGACGGCACCCGCAAGAACATCGCCAAGCACATCGCGGAGGTGTTCGAGAACGTCGAGCCCGGCACGTTCCTGACCGTCGCCGAGATCCGCAAGGTGAGCACGTCCGAGTACCCGGACAGCCCGCCGTCGGCCGGTGCGATCAGCAGCCGCCTGTTCCCCGACAGCGGCAACTGCACGATCGAGGGCATCACCCCCGGCCAGAACGCCGAGGGCAACCGCGGCGCCTCCAAGCCGTAGCACCTCCAGGCCTCACCCCCGCAGCCAGCAGGCTGCGGGGGTGACCCTGTCTCGGCACACACGCGGTTCGTTGGGTCGCCACAAGCGATGTCCACTGGCTCTAGCGTGTGTGCCGGGTCAAGGTCACCCCCGACCTACCCCTACTCTCCCCTAGGAGAAGGCATGTCCATGCTCATGTCCACTCGCGGCATCGTCGAGGCCTGGGCCACGCGGTCCAACGTCAGCCTCGACAAGCTCAACATCGACAAGGTGCGCGAGGACGCCTCCCCCGGCGACAGCGACTTCTACCTCCCGAACACCGTCGAGATCGAGATCATCTACGACGGCTCGGTCGACGAGGAGTTCTGCATCGACGAGCTGTACGCGGTCAACGTCGTAGACGACTGCCTCGTCCCCGACCTCATCGCCCACGCGGCGAAGTCCGACTCCCCCGAGTGGACCGTCTACGTCAGGCGCGTCTCCGGCGAGCACGGCGACTACGCCGAGGCCGAGCACCTGTTCGAGCGAACGGGTGACGGCAGCGGTGTCACCGAGGCACTGGGTGACCGGTAGACTTAAGTCGTATGGTAGAATGGTCCTACGGCACCCGCCTACCCTACTCTCCGATGGAGAAGGCATGACCCACACCGCTACCCCCCAGTGCGTGTTCTGCTCCGCACCCTACAGCCGCGCTCGTCTCGACGAGCTCGGCTACATGCACTGCCCCGCCGACCTGTGCGTCGCCAAGTGGCGCAAGCACAAGCTCGAGACTGAGTTCCGTCTCGACCTCGTTCCCAAGGTCGGGTTCGCCATCACTCACCGCACTGACCCCACCATGGTCACGGCAGGCCGTTCCTCCGGCCGTTCGGTCTGATTGTGCCCCTCGGTCACGTCTCGCTACGTGACCGGGTGGGGGCATCCCAGCCCACTCAAGTGACTGTCCTAGGAGGACATGATGAGCACACCGAAGATGAAGCGTCAGGCCGATGGCTCGCGTCACCGCGACCGTCGCCACCAGGAGGCGCTGGAGCGCAACCGGCTCCCGATGTGGGAGCGCGCCCTGCTCGATGCAACCGCCCCGGTCGGGCAGCTCGCCAAGCTCGACGACCGACTCGGTACCGACAGGGGTGCCGCCAAGGAGCGGGCACGACTCATGGCAATGCTGACCCCCGCTCAGCTGGCCGACCGGAAGGTCTGAACATGCCCCCCAGCCACGGCTCGCCCGTGGCTGGGTGGGGGTGTACCAGCCCACTACTCCTCACGGAAGGCAACAGCATGGCAAGCATCATCTGCCGTAACGGTACCGACCACCAGCACACCTCGGTGCTGGACAGCAAGATCTGCTGGGGCATCGTTCGCCCGCCTGCCCCACCGGCCCCTGTCGTGCCCCTTACCTGGCGCGAGCGTCCTGCCACCGAGTCGCAGATCAAGTACATCAAGTCGCTGGGCGGTGACGAGGCGCGTGCCCGCCGCATGACGGGCCTGCAGGCATCCGACGAGATCGACCGACTCAAGAGGAACCCCCGACCCATGACTCCTGTTCAGCCCGAGCGCGACTCGCGTACCAAGATGATCGTCGGCCTCATCGACTCCGTCCCCTCCGGCTACTTCGCCGTGCAGGAGGCCGACGGTCGACCGGTGACCTTCATGCGTATCAGCCGTCCGAAGCACGGCAACTTCAAGGACGCGATCAAGGTTCAGACCCAGCACGGCCCCGAGTTCAAGGACGCCTGGGCCTACTGGCCCGCGACCGACAAGCTCATGCACATCAGGGGCCCGTGGGGCGACGTCTCCCCCCAGCTGCTCATGCTCATCGCCGACTGGCAGGGCTCGACCATGCGTTACAGCCGTCTCATCGGCAAGTGCGGCCGCTGCAACCTGGCGCTGACCGACGACCGCAGCCGCTACTACGGCATCGGTCCTGACTGCGAGCAGGTCTGGCCGTGGTTCATCGACGAGGTCGACGAGATCAAGGGCCCGTACCGCCGATGAGCGCCCCCCGGACAGCCGCTAAGGTCGTCGGGGGATTCGTCGCGCTCTGCATTGTAGGCGGCACCGTCCAGTCAGTGCTCGCCCACCCCGTCGAGTACCGTGATAGGATCGTCACGGTAACGGTCACTGCCCCCCCTCAGGTGATCACCAAGACGGTCGAGGTCCCGGTACCTACCCAGGTGCCGGGGCCTCGGCGCACGGTTCTGACACCCGCTGCGCTCCCCGAGTCATGCACCGTCCTGGCCGGGACTCTAGAGGACTTCGACCGACGTTCGCTCCTCGTATCTGAGGACGGTGGTGAGCTCGAACGGATCGTCACCGATCTCGCTCGTGAGACCGTCGGTCACGACCTCGATCAGCTCAACGCGCTCACCGAGCGCGTTCGTACCCTCAAGGGTACGATGTCGGACAACCAACTCGCAATGCTCGAGGCCAACCGGGCCTTCACCGAGCACTACGCACTATGCCGGAAGGAGTTGAGCAAGAAGTGACGAAGAGTATCTGCATGTGGTACATCGGCCCAGACAAGCTCGAGTGCGGTGCGCCAGCCGTAACCGATGTCACCGTCAAGACCCGCGTCACCCAGGCGGTCGTGACCCTGTGCGCCAAGCACAAGGCCATCCACGACGAGAACTGGGCACGCGCCCGCAACTCACCGAAGGCAAGCTGACCACCCACTCCCCCACCGGGAAGGCATCACCAATGACAGAAGCAGTGAAGTCCTGCCTCTCGTGCCCGTCCTACCTGACGGAACCCGCTGAGGTCGTCTCTAAGTTCAAGAAGTCGATCGGTGCCCCCGTCTGTGGGCGCTTCGGTCACGCGCTCGGCAAGCCCGGCCTGCCCCCCAAGCAGGAGGAGAAGCTGGCGATGCACTACGGCAAGAACTGCCCGGCCTACGGGGAGCCCCTGCCCCCCGTGCCGCAGGAGCACCGGTTCCAGGTCATGCTCCCCGACCCGGTCGTCGTCTCCCGCACCCCCGACCCCGACATGCAGGCGCTCGTCAAGACGTGTGCATCCTGCCGTAACTTCGTCCGCGACGACACTGTCGCTACCGAGCTCGGCTGGGCCGCGGGTCTGTGTGCGGCCAAGGGGAAGCTCATCCTCCCGTCTCGCCAAGTGTTCGAGGCGAAGGACTGCCCGTCGCGTGAGTTCGGCTCGATCCGACAGAACACGACCGGGATGCACCTGCTCCCCGAATACGAGGACGCGTTTCAGCTGAACGCTGATCCCATCAAGGCCTACTTTAAGGCTAAGGAGGCCGGTGGTATCCCGGACCCCAAGGACTACCCCTCAGACCGCCCCGTGGCCCCGGACGAGGAGGCATCGGGCATCCGCGCATGGCGGAGGGTAGTTGACCCCGAGGGGTCCGGCAACGAGGTGTTCTTGCCGATCTACATGTCCTCCCACTTCGACGCCGAGGACCATGCAAAGATTCCCCAGGCTGGTGACGACGAGCACCCCGAGCTCTACGTCGACCACTTCGGCGGCGTCTTTGCGGCTGCTGTGTCGTGGACCGAGCTCGATGAGACACCCGCCCTGTGGGGTGAGGCCGGTGTCGGTAAGACTGAGCTGTTCCGCCACCTCGCGTACCTCATGCAGCTTCCGTTCATCCGCATCTCGATCACCGGCAGCACCGAGCTTGACGACCTGGCCGGCAAGATGCACTATGACCCCTCCAAGGGTACGTACTTCCAGTACGGTCGTCTCCCCCGGTCGTGGGGCAAGCCGTGTGTGCTGTGCATCGACGAGCCGAATGTCGGTCCCCCCGACGTGTGGCAGTTCCTCCGGCCACTGACAGACAACAGCAAGCAGCTCGTTCTCGACATGAACGAGGGTGAGACGATGAAGCGTCACACTGACTGCTACCTCGGCATGGCGATGAACCCCGCCTTCGATCCGAAGAACGTCGGCACGCAGCAGATCGGTGACGCAGACGCCCGTCGCCTGTTCCACGTGTGGGTTCCGCTGCCCCCCGAGGAGCTCGAGCGTGAGATCATCGCCAGCCGCGTTGCACTAGACGGGTGGGAGATCGACAAGGGTCGTCTCGACGGAATCATGCAGATCAGCACCGAGCTGCGCGGTCTGTGCCGCGAGGGTACGCTCCCCATCACCTGGGGTGTGGCGCAGCAGATTAAGGTGGCTCGCGCCCTGCGTTGGTTCACCCCCACAGTCGCCTACCGGCGTGCCGTGGCCGACTACCTGGAGCCCGAGGCCCAGGACGCCCTCCTGGACGTGGTCCGTGCCAACTTCGCCTAAGCACCCCATGAGTGCCGGACGAGATAACGTCGACACCATCTGCTGGCGCACCCACCCACACCAGCCCGACAAGGTTTGCCTCCTGCCGGAGGGTCACCTCATCGTTACCGGTGGCATCGAAGAGCACCTGGTGCGTGAGCACGGTGTTTCCGTGTGGCAGACGCTCAACATCGGTAATCACTGGCAGGTTCACGAGAACCTGCACAGCGACGTGATCCTCGGTTCGGTCTGGGTACACGAGCATGTCCAAGACGCCTAACGAGGTTCGGCTTCACGCCGACATCTCGTACAGGCAACTTGACCACTGGACGCGCAAGGGGTACATCACCCCCTTTGAGCGCGACCGAGAGGGTCAGGGTCACGAACGCGAGTACCCCGAAAAGCAGGCCAACAAGGCCCGCTGGATGGGGTGCCTCGTCAAGCTCGGCATCGACGTTTCCTCCGCCGAGCGCATAGCACGGCTCGTCGTCGAAGGCGAGAACAAGCTCTACCTCGGTCACGGAGTCACCGTGATCGTGGAACCTCATAGACACTGAGAGGCAATACCGTGGGACTCATCGTTTCGCAGGGCTGGACCCCCTTCATCGCCATCATCCAGGACCACCTCCGCATGGCCAGGCCCCAGGTTCTCGGCAACTCCAAGAAGGACCAGGAGATTGCCCACTTCGTCTGGGCCGCGCACCGTGCGGCTCGCGGTACGTTCCTATCCTACATCGCCACGACCGAGCGCGCCACGCTGATGGAGCCGCTGCTGGCCCACAGCGAGCGGAGGTACATCAACATGGTCTCTCCCTCCATGGCGCAGCGCTGGCTAAACGAGATCGAGGACGCCTGGAAGGCGGGCGAGTTCGAGGAGTACGGTGACGATGATCTGTACTCCCACCTGTGGGAGCAGTTCGTCGAAGTCGTCGTCAAGGGCGAGGACGACTGGTGGAACACGGTGTACGAGCCGAGCCGCCGCGAACTCGTCCTGGCCGGGGCTTTCGACCCCCTGCCGCGTGACCGCGAGTACCTCGCCGAGCGCGTCGAGAACCTCAAGGCCCTCCACACCCCCTACGAGGCCGCGCTCGCCAAGCTGGACGAGGCCGAGGTTACCGAGCTGAACGAGGCACGGCCGTGAGAATGGTTCGTATTCAGGCCCGAACTAGCTTTCGGGACAGGGCTAACCCAAACATCTTCATCTACATGCGCCTCTGTGCCTGGCGCACTCGACACTGGGGTGTAGGTAACAGAACATCAGTTCGAGTCTACCGGACGGCGTTCCCACCCCCGATCCCCTAAAAGGGAGGCACCATGACAACAACGTCAGCTGACATCTTCAGCACCAAGAACAACGTCACCCTGTCGGACACCGACGAGAAGGCAAGGCGGGCGGTCAAGGCCTTCCGATCCCTGCAGCCGACGCTCAGCGCCTACGCCCGCGTGCTCACCAAGAACCCGCGCATCGTGGTCGAGATGTCGTCCTCGGACAACGGCTCAACCGACGGCCACAAGATCTACTATCGTCCCCCCATCAGCCTCGGCGAGGACGTTCAGCACGATCGTCGGCTGTGCGACAAGCGCGACGCCGACCTCACCCCCCTGTGCCGGGCGTGCGAGGTGCGCGAGGACACCCTCGTGACTATCTATCACGAGATCGCCCACATCGCTTTCGACAGCTTCGCAGAGACGAAGGACGAGGAGCGTGCTGCGCTACTCGAACGTGCTATCAAGGAGCACGGCGGCCGGTACGCCGCGCTGCTCCGCCGCAAGATCGAGGTGGCCCCGTCCTACGTGAAGAACTCCTACATCGGTATGGCCGGGTTGATCTCCGACTTTCTCCCGTTGCTGGTCAACTGCCTGGAGGACGCCCGCGTCAACCGCGAGATGTTCACTGCCCGCAAGGGCACCAAGGTCATGTTCGATGCCAACACCCACCGTATCTTCGAGGGTGGTGTCGAGCAGCGCGACCCGAAGACCGGCAAGATCATCACGGTGATGTGGAACGAGTACCCGCTCAACATGCAGGCGCTTGTCGGCGTCTTCTGCAAGGCATCGGACTACAAGTACGACACGTGGTTCGCCCCCCAGGTCGTTCGCGCCCTGGACGACGCCGAGCTGACCAACCTCGTCAACCGTATGCGGACCGTGCGATCCGCAGCCGGTGTGTACGAGCTGTCCTTCCCCGTGCTGGCGCGCCTGCGTGAGCTCGGGTTCTGCAAGCTTCCCGACGACCCCGAGCCCGAGCCCACCCCCGAGGAGAACGACGATGCCCCCCAAGAAGAGGACACCGATCAGCCCGACGAGGCTGACGACGACGGAGGGCGAGGAGGAGATGACAAGCCCGATGCCGACTCCGACGGACCTGCCTCCGACGGCGACGACGATCCCGAGGGAGACGCCCCCGAGTCTGAGTCCGAGGACGAGGCCACTACAGGGGAAGGCACCGATGCCTCCGATGGCGGTGAGCCCGACTCCAACGATGATGGAGATGCTGGAGGAACAGGCGCAGGCGAGGATTCAGGCGATGAAGAACGAGGCGAAGGTTCTGATGGCGATGGAGCCGAGCCCGAGGAGGCTGGAGCCGACGAGCCCAGCGACGATGCCGGAGACGGCGCAGGAGCCGGTGACGACGGGGAGGCCGATGCCCCTTCGGACACCGGAGATGGTGAGGCGGCAGAGGGAGCACCTGGCGAGGAAGGTGATAGCGAGCCCGGTGCGGGGTCTGCTGGAGACGGAGCACCAGTTTCACCCGCAGACGGATCTGGCGACGATGGTGACGCTGGCGACGGCGAGCCTTCCGATGCCCCCGGAGCCGAGTCTGAGGACGGTGCTGGCGACGGGGGTGATCGTGAAGCGGAAGGGGGTGAAGGTGACACTGATGCAGCAGCCGAGCCCGACGGGGAGGCCGGTTCTCCGACAGCAGCTGGACAGCCCAACGCTGGACACGCCGAGGGTGACGACCGGGACGGGCACCCCGAAGGTTCTGATGGAGCACGCGAGGACGACGCTGGAGCTGCTCCTGAGGGTGGAGCCGAAGCTGATCCCGCCGGGCCCTCGGTGGATGGGGATTCTACGGAGGCGGTAGACGACGAGGTGATCGACACCGGTGCTGACAACGGCACCGGTGGGATCAAGGTCAACGAGTCGGACGACCCCGATCTGCCGATGGGCACCCCCGACGAGGTGAAAGCCGGTCTGGTCAAGTTCGGCGACCACGAGGAGAAGCCCAAGTCGGTTGATCAGGTCCGCGACGAGATGGCTGTAGACAAGGCCATCGTGCAGGGCGCGTACTTCGAGACGCCGTCGTCTAGGATTCACGGCGTGCGTGAGCACCGGTACGGCAAGCCCGAGATCGATCGGCACGGCTTCGACTTCAGCCGTGCATGGAAGAACCTCGGTTCGTACTTCGGCTACTCGACAACCGCCCTCGGACAGGACGGGGAGTTTCTCCCCACCGAGAGTGTCCTTGGTCCGGCCCTACTGAGGATGCGGGTCGCGTTCTCCGACAACCAGCGTGGCAACATGGCGCGGCACAAGCGTTCGGGCAGGATCAACGGCGCTGTACTGGGTAAGCGTGCCCCCCTGGAGGATGGTCGTCTTTTTCAGAAGAAGACCATGCCTGGCAAGAAGGACTACTTCGTGCTCATCGGTATGGACGTATCTGGTAGCACCGTTGGCCAGAACATCGTGCTCGAGAAGCAGGCCGTCATGGCGCAGGCCGAGCTGTGCAGGCGCATGGGCATCCCCTTCGCCATCTTCGCGCACAGTGGCAACCACCACGACAGCCAGAACGGGTCCGTTGGCATCGACCTTGACATCTACATCATCAAGGAGCCCGGTGAGGTGTGGGACGACAAGGTCAAGGAGCGTCTGCTCAAGATCGGTCCCGATGCAGCCAACATCGACGGTCACACGATGGAATACTACCGCAAGGTGCTTGACGGTGTGGATGCGACCGACAAGATCATCATGTACTACACCGACGGCAAGATGCCTGCGGAGAACTACGATGAGGAGTTGGAAATCCTCCAGCGCGAGCTCCGCATCTGCAAGCAGAAAGGCTACACCGTCATGGGTGTTGGCATCCGTACCGACTCCCCCGTCCGACACGGCCTCGATACCGTGCAGGTTGACGGTCCGGCCGATGTTGGCAGGGTCGTGCGTCACCTCGAGAAGAGGTTGACGGGTGCTTAGACAACTGCCCGACAAGCTCGATACCCCGGTCAGGTCATTCGATCCCACCGAAAGGTGGTACGAACCTGACCGAGGGTACGGGCGGTGGCTCCGGTACTTCAGAGATAAGTTGCAGCGGGAACTACAGTCGGACCGCTACGACATCCTCGTAGAGGCGGGGTTGCTGTGTCACAACTACTGGCGCGTGGAAACGGGCCAACTGTGTTGCAGAGGTTGCGGTCCGGTGTTAGCGAAGTCCAGCGGCATCGGTTGCAAGTGCGATCACAGATGGTTCTGTTGGTAGGGTGACGTAGCCCGATAGTCAACTCCATCCCGTGCCCCCTGGTGAAGACCGGGGGGCACGGGGTAGGGTCGGCACTACACCCCCGGCCACCGAGGCACGGGGTCACCGACCCGAGGAGCACCCGTGACCGTCACCGCCGAGGACATCGTCCAGTTCGCCGAGAAGAAGGTCGTCCTGACCTACGTCAACGCGGAGGGCGTCGAGACCTCTACCGAGGGGAAGGCCGAGGCCGCGAACGCGCTTGGCATCCTGCTCAAGCCGAAGGGCAAGACCAACCTCGAGCTCGTGGAGCTGGCGTCCATCGTCGGCGTCGAGCACGCCCCCGAGCCCACCAAGGAGCTCAAGGCCAAGACCCTCAAGGTCGTGGACCACGGGGCCGCGAAGACCCACCTGCTCGAGCGCCACGGCTACACCCTGTCCGAGGTCAACGGCCTCGACGAGGCAACCGCGCTCGAAGTCCACACCCAGATCGACCACCCGGCCGAGGACCTCGGTCACGTCCACGGGCCGAAGGCCTCCGCCGAGAAGGCCGAGGCCATCGAGGCGCAGGCCGCCGAGGCCGACGCGGAGTAGACTCCTATGCCACCACCTCCGACCCCAGGGGAACCCTGAAGGGCCAGAGGGGAACGCCACAGTGGTCGGTGGCCTGGTGGTGGCGTAGGGCATAACAGAACGGAGTGGTGACGTAGAAGGGTGGCACCACCGCGCTGACTAGGTGGGACGAGGTCAGCACAGGGGCTCATGGGATGAACAGGCAACGGCGTGAAACCCCAGGCATGGGGGTCTGTTCATAAACTCGGGGACATCGCCGCCTCGAGTACGCTGGTTCGACTCCAGCGGGGTCCACATCACGCTGGGCTAGCCCGTTGGGCTGTGAGGACCCCAAGGTCTATCAGTACACGGCGGGTGACGGGAGGGGATGCCCGCCCAGCGTGACCAAACTGCCTGGTTCCTCTGTCGAGGTCTGGCCGGGTAGATGCCGTACCAAGCTGCGGCAGCCGGTCTCAAGGTACCGGTCAACGGAAAACTGAGGCGCGTACACCCCCCACAGTCTAACTGTGGGGGGTGTTGTGCTGTGTAGCCAGTCATGCTAGAATAGCGTTACGGCACACCCCTATCCGGAGGACTTATGCCAGTCTATAACCGGCTTGGATCGTCACGAGACATCGCCAAGCACCCGTTCATCGTGATCTGTACCGAGTCCCACTGCACCCTCCACATGTCCGCCCCTTCGTATGAGGAAGGCGTGCGCGTGTACGGTGCCCACCACTGCCCCCACCTGGGAGGCCCTACCAAGATCGGATACAGCGTGACACTCACCATCGTAGAGACAGCGTGGCAGAAGCTGGATGCCGTGATGGATCTCATCATGGACCCCGCCGCATCGACTCTGCCGGAGCAGACCATGCGTGCCAAGTACGAGGCTCGTGGCATGGCCGAGATCATCGCCCTGTTCATGGGTCCGTTCTTCACCACCCCCGACGACGTGGCGAAGGAGGCGAAGAAGCGCTGGCAGGCCCGCCGTGACGGTGACACCGCATACGAGACGGTCGGCCTCGGTCACCTCAAGTACCAGGCGCCCCCCGGCGGTCCGCGTGACAAGACTGTCGAGCCCGCGCACAAGCTCACCGACAAGGAGATCGCAGGCATCAAGGCCGCGCTCGGCTCAGGCATGATGAAGGACGTGGAGCTCGCCAAGATGTACGGCGTCAGTGTCGCCATCATCCGACAGGTGTCCGCTTGACAAGAGCAAGATGCTAGCACTACCATCGACCCCCGGCACACCGTTAGTTCTTACCCGGCCCGACAGCCACGGAGTACCCCCATGCAGACGTTCCTGCCTTACCCCGACTACACCGAGTCAGCGAAGGCGCTAGATAGCCTGCGGCTCGGCAAGCAGCGCGTCGAAGTGCTGCAGATGCTCAACGTGCTCCACGAGGTGTCGCCCTCGAACGCCTGGTCCAACCACCCCGCCGTCCGCATGTGGCGCGGCTACGAGCTGCAGCTCGCCGAGTACGGCATGGTCGTCACCGACGAGTGGATCGCACGCGGCAACGCGGACACATGCATGGCGAAGCTGCAGCAGCACGTCGAGTGGGCCGAGTCCGGCGAGATGCTCAAGCCCGACTGGTTCGGCGACCCCGCGCTTCACGACTCCCACAAGTCCAACCTGCTTCGCAAGGCCAACCAGTACCTGCTCATCCACACCGACGAGCCTCACGATGAGCACTGGGCGGGCAAGCGCAAGTGTCCCGGCGACGGGTGTCATAAGCCGCACAACAAGTGTGAGCCGCTCAGGTACGTCGAGTGGTACCACCCCCTCTTTCCCGGCGTCCCCGACGACCTTTCGTACATCTGGCCGGTCCCGTGAGCATAGAGGATGCACTCACCCTGTTCATCCGCATCCTGAGTTGTTTGATGCTGATTATGGGACTAGTCTACCTTGTCTACGGCACACTCAACTCAAAGCTGGGGTTCATCGCACTAGGCGCTATAAACGTCACCTTCGCCTTCATCTCCCTGCTGGTTGAGCTGAGCCGCAACAATGGGGACTAAGCGTGTAGACCAGTGCATCATCTGCTACCCCGATGAGTGCGTATGCTTCGCGCCTAAGGCGAAGGCCAAGAAGACATCCGCCCCTAAGGCACCCCCGACCGAGAAGCCGGTAGCACAGCCCGCACCTGTGGCTGCGACCCCTTCTCGGTCGGGGGCAGCACGTGCTGCCATGAAGGCGGCAGTTACCAAGAATGCGGCCAAGAAACACGAGGATAAGTTCACCCCCCCGAGGGAGCCTAAGCCACTCCCGGCCAACGCCGAGGAGGTGCTACTCCAATCGGCACTGCGCGCACTCGCGCCGATCATGGCGTACTCCGAACGTGAGCGTTACAAGATGATCGTCGACTCAACTCCGACGGTTGCGGATCGTACAACGACCTGGAGGATTCGCCATGGACAAGACTGAAATTGAAGCGTTGCTTGAAGTCATCGAGTACGACAGCAAGAACACCAGCGAGATGTGGTACGAGACGGACTACTGGTGGACCTTCGAGTCCAAGACGGCGCTGCAAAGCGCGATCACCCTCGGTCGGGCTCGTGAGGTACTGGGGTGAGCCCCGAGTTCTGGTATGCGGCCCGTACCCGTGCCGGAGGCTGGGCACATTCCCTCTATCGGGGGATGAACACCTCCAACACGTTCGATAGAGCACAGTGGTTCGACGCCGCTATGCAGCGCGAGCAGGCCCGTCCCCCCATGCGTGAGCGCTTCGGCCCAAAGCCGTGGGAACGTGACTGGGTGATTCGCTACCTCAACAAGAAGAACTACTACCGCATGTACAGACTCCGCCGTGACATGCGCTGGCTCCGCAAGCAGCTCCGCAAGCTCGGCATCGACCCCAAGGACGCGGGAGGCTACATCTGATGGGCTACGTCGAGTTTGAGGAAGAGGAAATCGAGCACGATGGTGTAGACGGTGACGGTCGACCATTCGCAAGGACCCGCACCGTGCGTCTCGGCTTCACCCGCACCTGGATGCCACAGTGTAGCGTCCACCCCGGTGACGACTGGTGTTCGCACATCGAGGAGTGGATCAAGGATGGCGACGATGCTAGTCTGTTCTGGGACGACGTTGCCCCCATCGACATGACCGGTGTACCAATCCCGGTCCCTGTGATCCCGACCGCCGACCAGTGGGTCAATGTGAGGTTCGGTGAGTTTAACTCCGCCGTTCGTGCCTACCCCATCGAGCTCTATACCGAGATCATGTCGGCCGACCAGCCCGGTATCTTTCTCGGGTTCATCGGCCTCGGTGAGGGTCGGCTCGTCATGCGCCAGATGGTGTGGCAGTGGTTCCAGGGTTATCTGGCTACCGTTCCGAAGATTGTGTGCAGTGATCGCAAGCACGGCTTCAAGGAACAACTCGTCTGGGAGAAGGCAATGAATGATCCCAAGCGGAACCTGGAGGAGGCGTTCTGCGTGACTAACAAGGGCTCCTGCATGGCCTGCTCGGCCCGCAAGGAAGCCGACACGTTCGACGATCTGGTGCCGTTCTGATGCCGCTTCAACCCGACTACAGGTGTACAGGCTGCCAGGCCAAGACGAAGCGTGATGATCTCACCGTGAAAAAGTCGGTGTTCCTAGAGATGGGGGCCGGAGGCAAGACTATTCGATCCCGCGTCACCGGCTGGTTGTGCCCGTCTTGCGTCGTGATCGACGAGGACTGGAATCGTGAGCGACACGCGGCACCCGGCAACGCCCTCCCCGAGATGAGGCCTCTCAGTGGCTAGAGGTGGCGCGTACAAGCCCGGCACCCGTGAGAAGTACACCGACTCGGGAAAGATGTCGGAGAACCGCTACGCCTGGGTTCGCACGATCCTAGGACAGATGGTGCTCTACCGTCACGTTGAGGAGCCGCTCGCCAACGAGCCGACAGTTGGCGACACACTCCAGCTCATGATGCCCCGCCCCGGTGGCCGGGCTATCAGCATGAACTTTTCCGCACTAACCCTGGCGGAGCTGGAAGCAATACGCGAGTTCTTCAACCTCCTATTCGATCTGGCTACCCCGGTAGTCAAGGCTAGAGACAAGGTGGCACAGGATGCGTTTGACGCAGGGGATGACTCTTACGCCCGAATCTATCGACAGGTTCCGCAGCTCATTATCCGCAAGGGGCCGGTCGGACAACACCGTCAGGGCGTACACGACGGACCTGAGGATGCTGCTGCGGGAGACGAACATGACGGAGATCTCGATGGAGGACTTCGAGGACGTAGCGCTGGAGTGGCTCCAGTCGAAGAGGAAGACCCTGGCACCGAAGTCGACGGGTCGGAGGCTGACTAGCCTTAAGGCCTTCGTCAAGTGGGCCAAGTGGCCTAGCGACATGCTCGATGAGTACTCCGCGCCCACCCCAGCCAAGGGCATCCCGCACCCCCTGCCCGAGGGCTTCGACGGAGTCACCCGCATGGTGAACGCGGCCAACAACGAGCGGCAGCAGGCGCTCATCACCCTCTGCGGTATGCTCGGGTGTCGCGTCGCCGAGGCGCTCGCTGTTAAGGCTAGCGACTTCGACCTCAACAACATGACACTGTCGATCCGCGGCAAGGGCGACAAGACGCGCATCGTACCTATCTCCCCCCGTGCATGGGAGATCCTCTCCCTGCCTGTCACCCGTGCCTATGTGGCCGGGGACGGAGAGGTCGTCGGACTGCGCGACCGCTTCGCCCGGCGCGTGATCACCGATCTCGGTATCCGCGCTGGACTGCAGCGTCGTGTGTCGAGTCATGACCTGCGTGCCACGTTCGGCAGCGCGGTCTACAACAAGACACTCGACCTCCGTGTCACGCAGGAGTTGCTCGGTCACGCGTCGTCTGCTACGACCGAGCTCTACACCGGCATCAGCATGGACAAAATGCGAGGGGCGGTGGAGCTGTGATGATGGTCCCGTCCAGCGTGCCCGTACCGGGCATTACCCCCGGTATCTAATGAGCCGTCGCTACACCTGCTCACAGTGTCTTAAGGATATCAAGCTGCTAGAGGACGCGATCCTCAAGGAGGACATCGACCGCACTACCAAGCGCCCCCACTGGCGTGTACGCTGGTTCGACAACGGAGCCTGCGTTGATCTGTTTTACAAGAAGCGACCGCACGTGGAGGTTCGATGAAAGAGCTGCTGCTCCGCTTGATCGACGCGATCCGTGAGCCCAAGGATCGCGCCTGGCTGAATGGGTACAACACCGCCCACGAAGAGGCCGACGAGTTTATCCAGGGCAAGGAGACTTGGATCGTACAGTGCGAGGGTGTGCTGCAGGAGTTCTTCGAGGCTGCTACACCCGAGGTGTGGGAGAAGTTGTCGCCCGATGCTCGTGAGTTCATGAGGACGTGGGCGTAATGGCCGACACCAGGCGCAAGATCACAAGCGGGTTCTGCTCTATCGGTCACTGCGAGGGAACCAAGCCTACCGGGTCGATCAGCGGCACCCCGATGAAGACGTGCGAGTGGACCTCCGCCGCGTGTTCGTGCAAGTGTCATGCGGACCTCGATGAGATGTTCCGCATGATGGACATGGAGCGAGTGTCACAGCTCAATCCGGACTACCGCGAGCCCGAAGAGCTCGAGAAGCTGCGTGCAACCCTGGCCGCGATCCGGGACCAGCGTGCTACCTTTACCCGTCCGGATGCACCGCCCCCCGTGATCATCGAGAGCCCCGCCCCCGACGTGGTACCCGCCACCGTGCAGCGGTCGTTCGCGGCCACAGCCACCGGTCGGGCCGCCCGTGGGCAGCTGGAGTCGCAGGTGAAAGAGGCCTGCGACCTGTGGGCGATCACCGGCTCAACCAAGCCATGCACCCCCGGCTGGATTAGCGAGTACATTCAGACCCGATGGGAGCTGGCTAAGCCGCCGAGTCAGGGGGCTATCAACAGCGTGCTCGAGCGCTGGACCGCCATCGACTTCGCGGTCACGGCGAAGAAGCCCACTCGCTTCGTCTCCTACACCGAGAACGGTCTGAAGTACGGACTCGAAACACAGAAGGTACGTGCCAAGACGGCGCAGCGTATGGGTACGGCTGCGATGATGAGAGAGGGTCGGAGATGACCGATAGTTCTACATCGGTGACACCTCATAGGGCTGCTTCCGACGCACCGTGCGATCCGTCGTGCGAGGAGGCCGACACCACGGCTGACCTGTGCGAGCTGCACCAGGCCGAGTACCGAGAGTGGCTGCGGCAGAAGCGCCAGAAAACCGACTATGATGCATCCGCCCCAACACTATCGGAGGACAGGTAACGTGTGCGGCTTCAGTGCAAAGGGTCCGTGGTGTGTCGTCGTTGACGGCGTACCTTACGGTGCCTACACCGAGAACCAGGCTCGCCTCGTTGCGGGCATCATCAAGCAGCACCACAACGCCAAGCAGGTGATGTACTTCAAGATGCTCAAGTTCGACGACGCGGCCGAGGACTACTCGGACGCAATCCTCATGGCTCTCCGTCCCCTTGACAAGGGCGACGGGTAGCATGTACCCTCATGCTGCGTCTCCAGACATGTCGGGTCGGGGTGTCGCAGGGCGGGGAGTCGCGGTCACCATCGCGGCTCCCCGTTCCACGTGACCGGTAAGCGCGGCGAGGGTTCCGCGCTCCCCCCGGCACGCCCCCAGGTTGGACTGCCCCCTCGGCCGTTCCTCTACACGGTCGATCAGTTGTCGGTCATGCTGGACGTGTCTGAGTCAACGATCCTCAAGGGCTATCTGTACTTCGAGGGCCGTTCCATCGGCTCCCGCATGGCCGGGCTCATGACCGCTCGCAACATCGCACCGGCGAACGAGAAACCGGATTGGCGGGTTGCCGAGCGGGAGTTCATCAGGTGGATGAAGGTGAAGGGCTTCCGGCACTACGAAAGGTCGGCGTTCACAAACTAATGGTTGGCGTACCGAGATCTGAAGAGAGCGATCAGCCTTTACGAACTGAGTGGCAGGACTGCAATCCACCTCAGGACCCTATCGAGCATGACTCGCTATCATGGACGTTCGCATCTGCGGCAGAAATCATGCGCGATCTGGACAACGCTCGCGGGCGTGGTTTGTCGTACCATTCATCTGGTACTGCGGTCGACTACTTCGGTGGCATACCAGTAGTCAGGTTCGAGTGGCGTGACGAGGCGGTCGAAAAGCCCGTCGAACGATGCTGCAAGGCCGGTACCGAGGCATACCCGAAGCCGTGTCCCTGGCATACCAAGAACCACGGGGGTGGACCGCGTGACCGTCACGGTAAGCCCAAGTTCTGACACCGATAGTGCAGGTTGCCATGTGGGATTGGCGGGGGTAGGGTTGGCACGTGTCCGCTAAAGCTCTGAAGTACGCCGAGGAGACGCTCCGCGTCCACGCCGTCCACAACGAGGCGCTCGCCGCCCGTGCAACACTGGAAGAGACGCTCGACGAACTGAAGACGGTACGCGACAAGCGACGGGACCTCGAGTTCCGCATTGCTGACTGCGAGCAGGAGGTGGCCTCCGACGAGCGCGGCCGCCACCCCGACATGAGCGCGACAGCCATGGAAAAGCACCTCAAGGCCGCGCTCTACAAGACCGACAGCTGGCGTAACCTGCGCGAGCAACTGTCGAAGGTGATCGGGGACATCGAGGGGCTGGAGCACGACAAGCACCTCGCCGACACCGACATCAAGATCGCAATATCCCGCATGGGAGAGCTGGGTGGATACCTGTCCTACCTGGCGGAGGTCAAGCGTGCGGCAAACACACGAGAAGCCGGAGCAAGCGAATGACCGTGGACACCACCGGCGGCGGAGCCGTCGTGCCTTACGACCCCGACATGTACGGGGACGTGGGCCTCGAGGACGTGGGTGCGGCTGACGTCGTTATCCCCCGCCTGTCGATCAACCACCTCGACGGCACCTTCAAGGACAACCTCAGCAAGGCGGAGTACCCGAAGCTCAAGGTGATCCTGCTGGGGCTCGTCAAGCAGCGGATCATGTGGAAGTCCGAGGTTGAGGACGGCGACAAGCCGCTCTGCAAGTCCCCCGACTTCGAGCACGGCTTCCCGAACGTCCGCGCCGATGCGACGCCGGACAAGCGCTTCCCGTGGGACGAGTCCAACTTCAACCACGCGGACTTCCCGCCGGAGAAGGGCATCAACGACCTCACGACGCTCCCCTGCAACAACTGCGTCTTCAAGGAGTGGGGTACGGACAAGAACGGCAAGTCCACCCCGCCGCCCTGCACCGAGCAGCACACCTACCCGCTGCTGTTCTCGTCCGACGACGGTGAGTCCTACAGCCCGGCGCTCCTGTCGCTGCAGCGCACCGGCATCAAGCCGAGCCGGCAGTACATCAGTAGCTTCGCGCAGAGCAAGACCCCGATGTTCACCGTCTTCACGGAGCTGTCGCTGACCCAGCAGTCCCGTGGCACGGTGCGCTACGCGGTGCCGAACCTCCGCCGCCAGGAGGCCACCGACCGCGAGATGTGGCGCGAGTACGCGGACCAGTACCGGACCATCCGCGACTTCGTCCGTGCAGCCCCGCGCAAGCGTGACGAGGAAGGTGACGACACGGCTGTGGTCGTGCCGACTCCGAACGTGAACACGGGTCCTACTGCGGCTGCCACTGCCCCTGCGGCACCGGCGGCATCTTCCGCCCCTGCGTCGACACCTGCCTCTGCGCCTGCCCCGAGTGCCCCGGTGCCGACCCCGGCAGCCCCGGTGTCCGTGACGACTGGTGACGACGAGGACCTGCCGTTCTGATGTAGGTAGTTGACAACGGGGGGCAGTCAGAGTTAGGCTGCCCCCCGTTGTCGCACCCCGACCCGAAGGACAGGTTGTGCCCGAACTCCTCACGCAGAACTCCGAGCTCAGACCGCTCGGCATCTTCAACTGGACGATCCCCGCGTTCGTCGTTCAGCTCAGCAACGGCAAGCACATGAACGTCTGCCCGAACGCAGGCGTCTGCGCATCGGTCTGCTACGCCCGCAACGGGACGTACAACTTCCCCTCGGTCAAGCAGGCCCACACCACCAAGCTCGAGTGGTACCTCAACGACCCCGAGGACCTGGAGCGGCGCATGATCACCGAGATCAACGGGCGTCAGCGCTACCGAGGCGGCAAGTGGGTTCGCATCCACGACAGCGGAGACTTTTTCTCCGAGCCATACCTGCTCATGTGGCTGCGGATCGCCAAGGCGTGCCCCGACGTGACCTTCTACTGCTACACCAAGGAGGTCGCCATGTTCCGCCGCGTGGTCGAGCGTGGTGTCGAGGTTCGCAAGACCCCGGAGGGCAGGTTCATCGCCGAGACTCCGGACGGAAAGCAGTTCATCTCGGATCACCCCGAGATCTCCCGCCGTGTCGCCGTCGAGAGCATCGACCCCGACGCCATGCCGCGCAACTTCAAGTACATCTTCTCGATGGGCGGCAAGCAGGACGACATGCTCGACAAGGAGGTCGACCGTCACGCCGAGATCTTCTCCACGTTCAAGAAGCTGTGGGAAGCGGGGTACGACGACCAGGAGGACGACGACCGTCAGTGCGTCACGAACTCCAACATCAAGGTCGGGATCGTTGAGAACAACATTCCGGCCTTCAAGAAGAAGCTCGGCGGCAAGACCTTCGGTGAGCTGCAGCACGAGCGCGACGCCGCCCGCTTCGACAAGATCGAGCGTCGTCGTCTAGAGCGTCTCGCGGCGGACCCCGAGACAGCCGCTACGGTCTAGGCGGCCGGGATAATGCCTCGTGCGCCGCCGCGAGCACCATAGTTGAGTACATTCTAGCACGCCATTGTTGATCCATCCCCGGCCAGACACTAGTCTGTTGTACCGGGCGAAGTCCCCCAGACGCACAACCCACGGTGGCCCCCCAAGGTTACACATGCCAACAGGGGGCCACTGTGGTGTCCGACCCGACCCGACACTAGGAGTACAGAATGATCTTTGGTGACGTTCCCGACGAGGTGAAGCAGGCCATGGAGGCGCAGATGGAGCGCGCCGAGATGGCCGGTACGGCCTTCCGTCACGACATCAACCGCCTCATCCGCAACCTCCCGCAGGACGACCTGCTCACGTTCAAGAACCTCATGCGCCACATGCAGGAGAGCCTGTCGACCGCGTTCTACCTAGAGGGCGTCGCGGCCACGACACTGGAGCTCAGGTACGATCTGTGCGGTGGCTGCGGCAAGAACCACGAGCAGGACCTGCTGGGCGCGCCCCGTGAGGACCCCACCGAGGGCACAGAGCAGCTCGAGCTGGAGTTCGACGGTCTCACCACCGATGAAGCGGTGGACCGTGTGGCGCTGATGGACGAGTACAACCTCTACGAGGGCGCCGACAAGGACGGCAAGCCCACGGGCGAAATCTTCTGCCGGGGCTGTGATACCCAGGTTGCTAGTCTGGAGGACCGGATGCTGCGTCCGTCTGGCGTCCGTGGCTGCCCCGGTTGCCAGCACAAGGCGAAGTTCGGCTGATGCCCGGTGGTCACAAGCAGCGACCCGAGCGCTCGCTTATGGTCTGCCCGTCCTGCAAGCAGGACAAGTGTACGGAGTGCGTGGACGTACTCCGGTCTGTCTTCACCGATACGACGATCTGCCAGTGCCGTCGGCAGGGTCACGCCGGTGAGCCCCGCGACCGACAGATCGCTGATCCCGAGACGGGTACTGTCTACACGCCCGATGGCAAGGTGGAGATCAGCGGCACCTTCAGCACCTACTCCGGAGAGGAGAAATGGGAACGTGTGGAAGGTAATCATCCAGCGTGACGAGGAGAAGGACACGCTCGTCGACCTGTCCGAGGACACCAAGGACCACGAGCTCATCAACGCTGTGTTGGCTGTCCAGGACATCATCCTCCGTCGCGGCTACCGCTCCGTTAAGGTGGTGATGAAGGGTGGCAAGTGAGCCGTGCGCCCTCGGGTGCGGAAGGCCGGTAAACCCCCACGACCTTGGCACGTGGAAGGAGGTCACCGGCTTCGTCGGTGGCCCACGCAAAGACTCAATGCGACTCCGTCAGGATACCGGTCGGGTCGCGCACAACTCCTGCGTCGAAAAGGTCAACGCGGGTCAGGACATCTTTCAGGAGGATATCTTCAGTGGCAACTGATCTAGAGATCAAGGAGGCCGAAGACCGTGGGTACAAGGCCTGCGTCGACGGCGATCCGTTCTCCAGCAACCCGTACGGTCTGAGCACCGCTCAGGGTACACCGAACAGGGTGCTGATCATCGCGTGGCGACGCGGCTTCCACAACGCGGAGAAGGACGCGGGGAATGACGAGCCCTTCAAGTCCAAGTCCTAAGGCGAACAACGCCTACCAGTACCGTCCCCCCAAGGAGGACGAGTACCCGGACCCGGTTATCCCCTACCTCTCGTGTACCTGCCCCTGGGTACACAACCTCACCCCCGACCAGGCAACCGACGAGGAGTTCATACGATGCCTGAGGCTGATACACAGCACGCGCCCGACGGGGACACACTTCGTGTCGAAGAAACTGAAGTAACGCTAGTACTCACGGTCCCCTGCGGGTACGGCGTCGACCACGACGAGCACGAGTTCCCCGAGGACTGGGTCTTCGGTGGTGCCAACGGCCTCGACCCTCGTGCGGACGCCCGTTGGCGTCCGACCACCTACACGTACTTCAGCGAGCGGCTCGATGTTTTGGCGGCAACGCAAACTCCCCTGTGCGACGACCAAGCCATCGACGAGTTCACTGTAGTCTCGACGTACGGCCCGGCCTTCAACCCGAAGTACATCTACGCGCTTCGACCTGGCGCGGACAAGCCCGAGCGTCTCATGGTCACCTACGACAAGGCTACCGACACCGTCACCGAGGAGGAGCGGTGAAACGGCTCCACATCAGCCTCGTCTACGACGAGACGGCACGTCTTGCGCCGGATACGGAAGCTCTAGGTAAGGCAATTCAGGACCTCTACCACGCCGCACATCACAATGCTGGTGTTTCGTTCGATGTTGCAAGAAACAACTGGAACGAAGAACATGAGGATGAGTAGATGGGAGCACATGGAGTAGCCCTCGGAAAGCACCCCACCGCAAAGCTCGACCCCCTGGACCGCCGCATTGTCGGCTGGTTAGGTGCCATGGATCTTTGGTCGAAGCGTGAGATCGCGGCGGCGTTCGGCATAGCCGAGCGCACCGTCCGCAAGCATGAAGTCACCTACGGAGGACAGGTATGGCAGCGACCGAACGAAAGTCCCTCGAGCCCTGGTTGCTCGACAGCATCGCCTTCTACCCTCACCAGATCGAGGGTGTCCGAGACCTCGCCCGACGCAACTCCTTCCTCCTCGCCGACGACATGGGACTTGGAAAGTCCCTCCAGGCCCTCACCGTCTTCACCGTTGACGTTGTCCGAGGATGGGCTCGAACCGCACTGGTAGTCGCCCCCGTTACCCTCAAGGGCAACTGGCAAGACGAGATCGAGAAGTTCACTCGGTTCCCAGCCGTCGTGCTCAACGGCACAAAGGCACAGCGCGAAAAGCAGATCATTGACTTTGTCGGGATCGAAGGCCCCAAGATCATGGTCGTCAACTACGAACAGGTTGTCGCACACTACGACACGCTCGACGCCCTCAAGTTCGACGTGGCTATCTTCGACGAGTGTCACTACCTCAAGAACCCCAAGGCTAAGCGCACCAAGGCCTGCCTGTCGCTTTACAGCCGTCGGTCGTTCATGTTGACCGGTACCCCGATGCTCAACCACGTGGACGAGCTGTGGTCGATCCTGCACCGCATTGACCCGAAGGCCTACCCCAAGTACTGGGGGTTCCTCAACAGGTACGCCGTCTTCGGCGGCTACAAGGACAAGCAAATCGTAGGGGTCAAGAATGAAAAGGAGCTCACCGAGCGCCTACAGGGGGTCATGCTTCGACGGCTCAAGCAGGACGTGCTTGATCTGCCTGACGTACAGATCATCGAGCGCCGTGTGGACCTTCTTCCGCAGCAGCGCAAGCTCTACGATGAGGTTGCTAACGAGATGCGTCTACCGCAGCCTGACGGCGCGGACCCGCAGGACATCGAGAACGCTCTCACGAAGTTCCTCAGGCTCAAGCAGATCTGTGGTACTACGCTCCCATTCACCGGTGAGGATCATTCGGGCAAACTCGATCTCGCGACGGAGGACGATCTGGAGCTGCTCGAGAACGGACATCGACTCGTAGTCTTCACACAATTCCGTGACGTGCAGGCCGCCTACGCCAAGAGGATCGCGGCCATGACTAACGGGGACGTACCGATCTTCCAGCTCCACGGTGACATCGCGCAGACCGAGCGGCAGCCTACCGTCAAGACGTGGTCCTCTACCACCACCCCCGGTGTGATCGTCTGTATGCTGCAGGTCGCCGGTGTCGGCCTCAACATGGTGGCGGCGAGGCATGGGTCGTTCATCGACGAACTGTTCGTCCCCGGCCTCAACAAGCAGGCCATTGACCGCCTGCACCGCATCGGGCAGAACACGACGCAGCCGGTGCAGATTCGTAAGTACATCTGCCGCAACACGATTGAGAACCGCGTACAGCAGATTCTCCGCACGAAGTCGAAGTTGTTCGGCGAGATTGTGGAGTCCGATCCCGACTGGAAGCGCAAGCTTCTCAAAGTCATGATGGAGGACGAGGAATGAACGTCGTCCCGCCTCCCGCCTGCGACTGCTATGCCTGCACGTTCTGGGATGCCGTCGACGACGGTAGGGTTCTGCCATCATGGAAGGACTACAGCAGGGCTTCGCTTTACGAAGACCTGGTTCATCTAGTTGAGCGCACCATCGGGCAGGGTAAGGAGATGTCTATCTCGGAGGTGTGGCGACAGCAAAGGTTCCGTGGTCCGACGGACTACAACATGCTGAGAAAGGTCATGCACGATATGGCACGACATGGACTGATTGTTTGCGTCCACGTCGACCGTGCAGGTAAGTGTCGACGATACGGAAGGATTGAGACATGATGTTCTATCTCAAGCTCGCAAGGCTCCGGTTGTGGCGACGCTACCGTCGGCACTTCCTGTCGACGTTCGAGATGTCGGTGCTACCGGACCTCACCGTGCCGGAGGTGCTGATGATCGCATCGGCCTACGAAAAGGCGATCAAGAACGGGATGGCTAGGTGAGTAGCATCAGCATCAACCTCTCCGTTCACACCGAGGACCAGTCAAAGGCGCTCAAGGCCGCCGAGGTGCTGGCCCGCACGGCCGCCGGACTCGTTCTGGACGGGATCGACGTAAACATGTCCATGTACCAGCACAACGACGAAGAGGATGACTGATGTTCGACAGAGGTTCCGAGAGCTACAAGACCGACATCAAGCTGGGGGAGAAGTACCGTGACAAGATCACGGGGTTCGAGGGCACGGCCGTCGTGATCTCTTTCTTCCAGCACGCCTGCGAGCGCGTGTCGCTTCGCACCCTCAACAAGGACATGGAGATCGTCGAGCAGTCCTTCGACGCCCCCGAGCTCGTCCACGTCGCAACCGGGAGGCAGCCCGGTACGTCGCGTACCGGTGGTGTGCGTCCGACGCCGGGCCGCGCCCAGGAGCCGGGGCGGAGGTGACCGTCGACCCCGACACCGATCGACTCATGACGGTGAAGGAGGTGGCGGAGTTCTTCTCGGTCACGCAGTACACCGTCAGGCAGTGGATCAACAACGGCACCCTCAAAGGTGCTAAGGTCAATGACAAGTGGCGGGTGGCCCGATCCGAGGTCATCCGATACGCCAAGACACTCTACGAGGAGACAAAGTGATCCTGACCCCCGACACCCGCATGATCTGGGTCGACATCGAAACGACCGGGCTCGACCCTCTGAACGACACGATCCTCGAGGTGGGGTTCTGTGTAACCGACACCGAACTCAAGGTCGTGTCCGAGTTCGACGTGCTGATCTGGGATGCCGGATCGCAGACGTACGTCGACAAGGCCGACACGTTCGTCAAGAAGATGCACGGCCCCGATGGTACCGATCTGTTCCGCATCGCTAAGGAGGAGGGCATTCGTTGGGCCGACGCCGAGCGCGCTCTTCTCGGATGGATGGCCGAGGTCGGGGTTACGAAGGACGACCCCCTGTGTGGGTCCTCGGTCCACTTTGACCGTGGCTTCCTCAAGGACCAGCTCGACACCATTGAGTCACAGTTCAGCCACCGCAACATCGACAACAGCACCATCAAGGAGCTGTGCCGCAGGTACAACCCGAACGTCTACGCGAGCGTCGACGAGTTCACACACCCCAAGAAGCTGCACCGTGCAATGCCCGATCTGGCGGACACGATCGAGGAGCACGGCTTCTACATGGACAACTTCCTCTGGGTGGCTGCCCGATGAGCACTACCCTGCACGAGAACGAGAAGCGTACAGTCCACCTCTACGGTAAGCCGTACCACTGGATCAAGGTCGACGGACGGCTCACCCTCGTGGCCGGTTACCGCACCGAGGACGACGAGTTCCGTGACGGCATCATCCAGCGTCTGCTGGCCAGCGGGATGCCGCACAAGATGATCACCGACGAGATGATCGAAAAGATCATCGAGGATGCACGTGAGCGTGCGGCGGCGGCCGAGGAGGAGAAGTAATGGAGCTCATCGACGTGACATTGACATACGTCAACGGCGAAGGGGAGACGACGCACTACACGGTTCAGGTGCCGGACCACAACTCGGTGGCTAGGATCATCTCGGTGATGGATGAGGAGACGGAGTACTAGTGGCTATCAGCGCACAGCAGGGTTCGGCGCGAAGGACCTGTGAGGTCTGTGGTGCAACGATCGAGGTCATGGCCTTCAAGGGCACCGGGGTGTGTGGTGAGAACCACATGAAGACGCGAGTCAGGCTTATCGCATCCGACATCGGTTGGGAGCCCATGGTGGAGCCCGAGGACACGCACGGGGATGAGGACGGCGGCAACTCGGTGCCGGTCGAGCCAACCCCCAAGACGCCGACTCCGGCTGGCATGGTGGCTACTCCGGTTGCCGCTCCGCCCCAGTTCTCGGCATGACGACGAAGGTTGAGTTCGAAACGGCCACTATCGCCGAGGCAATCAAGGCCGCCGACCGCGTAGCCCCGACCAAGGGTGCTGCCTTCGACAAGGCGCACGGGATCGTCATTGAGATCGACCCCGGCTCATCCACGGTCGTCGTCAGGTCAACCAACGGCGACCTGTTCTACATGTCCTGGGTTGACCACGTGGCGGTGGAGGGTGAGGCTACGACCTGGCGCGTACCCAGCAAGGTTTTCACACAGGTCGTCACCTCGCTCCCGTACGGCACCGGCAAGACCGTTTCGTTCGAGGAGTCGACAAAGGGGCAGATCAACATGGTCTGCGGGCGGACCAAGGCGCGCTTTGGTCTGATCCATCACGCTGACTACCCAATGTGGGCGGCGTTCGATCCCGATGGACTCTTCCCGGCGTCTGACTTGGGCGGGACCATCGGCATGGTCGAGTGGGCCGCGGCCAAGGTAGAGATCCCCCTGTGCGGGGTTCACTTCGACGGCAAACAGGTCGTCGCCACAGATCGCTATCGTCTGGTGCGGGTGCCCCTGACGATCAGTGATCTGGACCGCCCGATCACCGTTCCCGCCGGTCTACTCTCGCAGGTGATCAAGCAGACCGGTGAGGTGATGATCGGCACGGACGGCAATCAGCTACTGGTTATGCCGGACGAGTACACGCAGATCAGGTGTGTGATCTTCGACGAGAAATACCAGAACGTCGAGCGGGTCATGAGCAACCACCGCGACTACCCCGAGTCGGTAGAGTTCTCCCGGGATAGCTTCGTCGAGGTGATCAACAGGACGATGGCCTTCCAGGGTAACGGTCGGGAGGTTCCGCTCCTGCGCACCTTCCTCGGCAACGAGGAGATCCGTGTCATGATGGCGAACAAGGAGCAGGGGATGCTCGGCGACGTTCTCGAGATCGCCGGGCAGGCAACGCACGACATGTGCGAGATCAAGTTCACGCCCAAGAACCTGCTCGACGCCCTGGCCAACTGCCCGAACGACCGCATCAGAATGCACTACAACCCCGACCGTACCAACGGACTCATCTACATCACCTCGGGTACAAGCTTCGAGGTGTGGGTCATGCCACGGGCTGAGGTTGGCGAGTCGAATGGGTAGCCCGATCCGGCCCCCGAACCCCGGCCTGCCATGGCCCGGCGGACCGTCCGTACGGGCGCGTGCGGCCCTCAATGACGCCGGGGGTACACCGGCACGCCCCCGCGTGCAGGACGCCGCTACGGGGCTAGGAAAAGCAGTCCTTACCTTGCTCGTCATAATGGTCTTTGCCATCTGCCTGGCGTTCCTCGCAATGGTCCTAGGTGTACTCACCTACCTGGCCGTGGATACCTGGCAGGCGGTGGCAGAACTGTGACTGACTACCAGTACTTCGTGCTCAACGTTAACCCGGAACCATGGGCCATCGGTCCAGTCGGTTATGCACGACGCAACGGCAAGATGAGCGCCTACGTCGGGCAGAACAAGCAGCTCGACGCCTACAAGCAGGCGATCAAGGAAGAGCTTGGCACCGGCCACAAGATGCTAGAGGGACCGGTAGATCTGCGGTTCTACTTCTGGCGCGTGCGTGACGAGTACACTACCCCTCAGGGTCGCGCTCATCGCAAGCACGAGGCCGATGCAACCAACATGCAGAAGGCTACCGAGGATGCGCTCCAGGGTGTGCTCTTCGCCAATGACAAGGACGTGCAGCACGTCGAGTCGTGGATCATCGCACAGGGTCCCGACGTGGAGCCTCGCGTCGTGGTCGGGGTCAAGCGCTACGAGGAGGACTACCTGCTCCCCGACGGCGTGCTAGTAGCACTCGCTAACCAGCCCGAGCTGCCGTTCGACGACGACAGCATGTCCTGGTCACCCCCCGAGGAGGGGATGTTCTGATGCTAGAGGTTACGGGGTGGCTCACCGACCCCGACAACGACAACTTCATCGGTGACGAGAAGTTCGTCGTCCAGATCAAGATGGTTCGCGAGAACAGCGACGACACCGCCGACTACTCGGTGAAGTTCATCGTCGATGAGGAAACCGAGATCGCCATGCGTCACCGTGTGATCACGGCCTTCCCGTACACCAAGTACAATAAGTTGGCGCTCCTGCGCTTTGCCCTCTACACCCTCGACAAGGAAGACTTGGTGGTCCCGTATGGGGAAGTTGGTACATCAGATCTGGCATGGCGACAGCGCGGACCTGGGCGCTCGCTTCCACGCTAAGCGTGGCATCCAGTCCATCATCACCGATCCGCCCTTCGGTGTGGACAACCAGTCAAACATGGCGGTGACTAAGGAGGGCAAGGAGCACGCTCGCAAGATCGCCAACGACGAGTCCCCCGAGGTAGCCATCGCTACCTTCCGTCGTGTGATGGAGGCGATGATCCCTGGGATGAAGGACAACTCCGACATCTACATCTTTACGAGTCACCAGGTACTGCAGGAGTGGCTGGTGTTCACACAGGAGCTGCTCGTCCCCCACGGGTTCCGCCGTAAGGCGATCTTAGTGTGGGAAAAGGACGGACCGGGTATGGGTGACCTCGAGACGTGGGGCATGGGCTGCGAGTTCGTGCTGTACTACAAGAGGGGTAACCGTGAGCGGTCGGACAAGCGACGCAACAACGTGCTACATGTGCCTCAACTCAGGCCATCGGAGCTCATCCATCCACATGAAAAGCCCCTGCCCCTGCTCGAGCTCCTCATCAAGCACAGCACGGACCCTGGCGACCTGGTTGTGGACCCGTTCGGTGGGAGTGGTAGTCTGGTGCGTGCTGCACAGCGTACCGGGCGTCACGGTGTCGGAATCGAGTACGACGAGCTGAACTACCAAAAGGCGCTCAAGAAGCTCACCGAGGGTGAGGGTGCCGGGATGGACTTCGGCGACGACTAACACACGACAACGCCCCCGCACCTGATCAGGAGTGCGGGGGCGTTGTTGCTTGTGCGCTAGATGCCCCCACCCGCGTCGATGCGCGAGATGGCGTAGCGGAGTGCCACAATAAGAACACGGGCCAAGGTTCGTACCGATGTGGTGAGTTGCAGCAGGCTCATCGTACCCGTTGTGTCCGCGATCTTCTGCAGGTCAACGAACATGGCCTGTGATCGGGTACTAAGAGCCGTCGGGGGAAGGGGCCGGGCCGCCATGGCCGCTGCCTCATCAGCGTAGTAGTCCCACCCGTCCACCGGGAGAACGGTAGGTGGCTCGTCGAGCGTGAGGGTGTAACCCGGCCCGTAGACGCGCTCGCCGTACTCAAGATCGCCGCCTCTCCACCGGTAGAAGCCTGCGCCTCGCTGCGGGGTGGTCATGAACCAGTCACCGTCCAGCCCTTCGCCGTTGCGATTGTCGGGTCGTCGCCGGCTGTGCCGTAGTTACCCGCGACGGCGAGCGTCTGCGCCCCGGAAGCGATGCCGAGGCTGGTGTAGAGGGCGTTAAGAGCGGCGGCGCTCAGGTTGTTGTTCTGGAAGAACGGCGACGTAGAGGGGAAGCCGTACTTGAGGCCGGTCAGGATCACCGACGTGAGGGACGCCGCCGCGTTAAACATCAGGGTGGTCGCGGTTGTGTTGGGGCATGACGACATGTCGATGCTGACGGTCCGGAGCGCGAAGCAACCCTGGAACATGCCAGTGAAGTTGGCGACCCTGCTCGTGTTGAGCGGCGGGACGTCGGTGAGACCGCTGCAGTTGATGAACATGTTGTTGGTCGAGGTGGCGCTACTCATGTCGTACGCGGGGATCGTGCGCATGTTCTGGCAGGCCTGGAACATGGTTCCGAAGTTGACGCCCTTGCTGGTGTCCATCGTGGGGCCGACAAGCAGCGAGACGCAGTTGACGAACATGGTGCCGAAGTCCGTGACCGACGGGGTGGTGATCGTCGGGGGCACGCGCAGGGACCGGCACTCCTGGAACATGCCGGAGCACGAGGTGTTCAGCGGCATGTCCATCGCCGGGAACTCAGTCATGATCAAACAGCTGCTGAACATGCCCCCTGCCTGCGTGACCTTGAGCAGATTGTAGGTCGGGACGTACGAGAGATTCCAGCACCCGGCGAACATGTTCACGGTGGAAATCGCGGCTGAGGTGTCGAAGGCCGGAGCCTCGCGGAGGTTGACGCACGACGCGAACATGTTCGAGAAGTTCGTGACCTTGCTCGAGTTAAACAGCGGGACACTGCGCAGGGCCGTGCAGTTGGAGAACAGCTCGGCGAACGTAGTGCAGTTGGTCGTGTCGAAGGTGTCGACGAATTCCAGAGCCGGGTCGTTCGTGAAGCACCGGAACATACCGCTGAGGGTAGCGGTCCACTTCGTGCCGACGATGCGACGCAGGTTCACCGCCTCGCGACAAGCGTCGCCGAACTGGCCGTTCATGGACGTTGGCCCGACCCAGGTGAGCTGGTACGTGCCGTTCCTCATGGTACTCGACGTGCTGATGACAGCGCTGATGAGGTTGCGGCAGCAGATCGCGATGTCGCGCCAGTGGACGGTTCCACCGGAGGTCATGCCGGTCGGGACGGAGTTGAGGAGCACGGTGTTGAGCTGCTGCCCGGCCTGCGGAGTGATCGTAACGACGGCCTGGCGCCAGCCCTCGCTGGTCGTAGTGTTCGCCGGCAGACTCGCGAAAGAGTAGGTGCGCTCGGCCTTTGCCCCGCTGGCGTAGTTCGTGACGGTGCCGTCGCCCCAGTCGACGGTGTACGCGCCGCTCACGGTCACGGCGAACGCGCTGTTGCCGTTGGGGAAGACGGCGGCCAGCAGGACGATCTTCTCGTCGACGCCCTCGGTGAGTGTTGGCAGCGGAAGCCAGTCCGTAGGACGGGTCCAGAACGTCGGGTAGTTGACCTTGCCGGAGGCCCGACTTCGACTGGCGCGGGTGACACTCACGGCGTGATCTCCTGTCCAAAGAGGCTGAAGGCCATGTTCGGGTCACTTGTGCGAACGGTCACCACATCGGTGGCGGCCAGAGTCAACCCGATGGTGAAGAACGCAGCATCTGCCGGATCGACGCCGACACCCGGCAGGATAGTGTGCTTGGTCGCAACCGCCTCACCGGCAGGCCGAACGTAAACCCACACCGGAACAGACGGCACAGTGCCGGTGTTGGCGACGCTCAGCGTTGAGACAACTGCCGACTTACCCACACCCACCACGTAGAGGTCGGTATTCACGTTGGCGGCAGGTGATACCTGCCCGAGAACCTTGTATGCAGTAGCCATGTTAGGCTCCCATCAGAAGAAAGGGGCTCATGTCGCCACCCCCGGTCGGGGCATCTGCCCACTCGACATCGTAGTTGGCGGCGGTGCGCTTGCGCGGAACCTGCCCGACCAGACCGCCAACGGGCAGCCCTGGTCCGGCCGCTCCGGTGTCACCCTTGACACCCTGAATGCCCTGCGCCCCGGTGTCACCCTTGACACCCTGGATGCCCTGTGCGCCGGTGTCGCCCTTGAGTCCCTGGATACCCTGGGCGCCGGTGTCGCCCTTGTCGCCCTTGAGTCCCTGGATACCCTGCGCACCGGGATCACCCTTCAGACCCTGGATACCCTGGGCACCCGTGTCGCCCTTGAGTCCCTGGATACCCTGCGCGCCGGGGTCACCCTTGTCGCCCTTGAGTCCCTGAGGTCCGATGTCACCCTGCGGTCCCTGGATGCCCTGTGCGCCGGTGTCGCCCTTGAGTCCCTGGATACCCTGAGCACCGGTGTCGCCCTTTAGTCCCTGGGCACCGGTGTCACCCTTGACGCCCTGGATGCCCTGGATTCCCTGAGCGCCAGTGTCACCCCTAGGACCCTGGATGCCCTGGATTCCCTGTGAGCCGGGATCGCCCTTGTCACCCTTGATACCCTGCACGCCCTGGGGACCACGCGTTGTTAGTTCGATGGTCGTGAGGCTAGGCACTACCGGCTGAGCAAGGACCCTCGACGAGACGACCGCGATAACCTCGACACCGGGCTGGTCCGACGGGACGACTGAGACGGAGGTACTGAGAACCTCTACATCTGTCATACCCGCGTGACCTCCTTGACCACCGTGACCGTGCCTCGCAGATAGGTGTTCACCTCGCCGGTTGCCGTTACCTGAAGCTGAACGTCCCACACACCACCGGTCGTGAGTGCAGAGGTCTGCGCTGAGGTGAGCGTCAGCAGAACCGACCCACGGTTAGCCAGGACAGACTGATCCGGGATAGAGGTCGAAAACTCCGCCAGGACGGTGGGGGCATCCGTGTTGGAGCGAATCTGCGCCTTCGCGATCTGCCCGGTGAGGTCGATGTATGTACCACCCTCATCCCGGAGCCGGAAGAACACACGGAAGGTGTCGCCCTGGTAGATCTGAATATCGTACGTGCCCGGTATCACCAGGAACCTCCGCTGAATGCTGGGCTGATTGTAGAGGAGGTCGTAGGACCAGACAGCACCGATAGCTCCTCATCTTCGCCAGGGACTACCACACTAGCCCCATACGCGCTAGCATGGCTAGCACGGCCCGACAACTACGCGAGAGGCACCCGTACTGTGAGTGAGAATCCGGACACCCCGCCGACCGAAGAGCCTAAGGCTCCGACCGTCGAGCCCGAGGTCGAGCAGATCATCGAGGAGGACGACGGCGTACCCGAGGTAAGTCCCTTCACGATGTTCATGGGTGACGAGGACCGCATGTTCGACTTCAGACCTCGCCCGGTGGATGAGCCCGAGGTGGAGCCGGAGCCGGTCCCAAAAGAGGTCTCCTCGCCTCCTTCCTCGCCGAAGAAGCCGACGTAAGCTGGCAGAGCGAGGCTGCCTGCAAGGACGAGGACCCCGAGTTGTTCTTCCCCGAAAAGGGGCAATCAGCTATGGGGAACAAGGCGATCATGATTTGCTTCTCGTGCTCCGTACGTGCGGAGTGCAAGGAGTATCGGGTAAGCACCGGCTCGGACTACGGCATTTGGGCTGGCGAGTTCACTAAGCGACACGGAAAGTAGGACCATGAGGCCCAAGTCATTGAGCGCATCCGCGCTCAGCGTAGCGGAGCTGTGCCTGGCAAGGTACAAGGCCGAGCAGATTGAGCGCGGTAGGGGTGCCGGTAACTCGGCGGCATCGGTGGGAACATCAGTACACGGTGCACTCGAGATGTTCGTCAAGGCAACGCGGCCTGAGTTGGGCGGCAACCCGGCCATGGGTGGGCTCGACACCATCGAGATGTTCTACCGCACCTCGTACATGGACACCTTCAACACCTCGGATGCGTCCGGCGAGTTCTACGACGACGGTTGGGACCTCGTCAAGAAGTGGCACGGCCGTCAGGACTGGGAGGGCGTAACTGTCCTGTCGGCTGAGGTAAAGGAGAACTTTCCCGTCAAGGCGATGTTTGAGGGGTCGCAGATCGAGATCCCCTTCAACTACATCTGGGACCGGCACGACCAGATCGGACCTACCGAGTATCGCGTCGTGGACTACAAGACGAACCGGTGGGGCATCCGACCCGACGACCTCAAGAAGAAGATCCAGGCGCGGTGCTACGGTCTTGCCGCGCAGATCAAGTACCCCGAGGCTACACGTATCTGGGTGCAGTTCGACATGCTGCGTCACGACCCGGTCGGCATCGTCTACTCTCGCGACGAGAACATCGCTACCTGGCGGTTCATCCGTGATCTGACCCAGCGTATCCTCGACACCCCGGTGGACGCGGTGAAGGAGACACTCAACCCCGAGTGTCGGTTCTGCGTTCGCAAGCTCAAGTGCTCGGCGCTTCAGGCAAACATCGCGGTCGGCGGTGCCCTCGGCATCACGTCAGCCAAGGAGGCCGTCGACATTCGGGCAACCCTGGAGTACCAGAAGTCGGCTATCGAGTCCGCTATCCGCGACCTCGATGAGATTGTGCTTACCGAGGCGCGGGCGACCGACGTGCTCGAGTTCGAGTCCGACATGAACCGCCTCAAGATCGGCGTGTCCGGCCGACGTGGCGTGGACGCCGAGCGTGCCCGCATGGTTCTCGGTGACGACCTGTTCGGAAAGTACGGCTCCGCATCTATCACCCTGGGCACGGTGGAGAAGCTCCTCAAGGGGAAGGACCTCACCGAAGACCAGAAGAAGCAGCTCCGCGGGCTCATCAAGGTGCAGACCGGCGAGCCACGGGTCAAGGTAGAGCCCAAGAACAGTCTCGAGGAGGACTAACCGGTGGGATCGGCCCACCCTCACCCCCGTCCCGGCCACCGCCGGGAGCCACACGGCCCTCTCGTGCCTATGACGGGGGATGGCAAACCTACCACTAGAGAGGATGCTATGGCCGCACCGCGTAAGAGGACATACGTCAACTGTCCAAACTGCAACGCCGAGATAAGCGTAACAAAAAGCAGCAAGGACAACGTAGTCTGTCCCGACTGTGACACGATCATCGCGCTCAGCGTGCTACACGACGGTCGACGCCTCCCACCACCGGTGGATGGGAGCAAGTTCGACATCATCGGCTAGAGCGACTCGACCCCCGCACCCGGTCAGGGTACGGGGGTCGAATCTTGCCACCCCAAGTGGTCTATTTCTTGACATACACCTGACAGTTCACCTGCTTGATAGCAGCCGCGTATTCGCCAAATGCCTCGGCGTACTCCTGCCCGGCCTTTGTTCCGGCTGGTGTGTCGGACGCCCCGATCTTACTCACACGCGCCAGGAGTGCGATGAACTCTCGGTTGTTGGTGTTGCGGTCCTCGCAGGTGTCGACGAGTGCCTTCTCTACCCTCACCTGGTTGGTGTTGATCGTGTGCTGCTGCAGGAAAAGCGCGACCCCGAACCCCGCCACGAGAAGGCCGGAACAGATGGCCTTGAGTCGATTCTTGCTAGCCTGCCGGTCGATCTCTTCGCGTGTCGGTCGCGTCTCCACCGCGTGTGCCAGCGCGATGATGCTTGCGTTGAGCGCCTCGAGCTTTTCGGTCTGGTGCGCCAGCATGGCCGCGTCCATCGCAACGAATGACCCAACTGCCTTACGTCGTTCGGGAACGCCGGGAGGGGTTGGCACGCGGTGTCTCCTTCAGCTTTTCTACGCGTTCCGCAAAGGCGCGGTTCGTCTCTTGCAGCTCCAATGCTACCCGGCGTAGGTCACCAAGGGTAGCATTGAGCATTATGTCCTGCGGCGAAGCGTACTCTTCCGAGGGCTTAGATCTGAACATCTGCCGCCACCACCCCATGTCTACGACCTTCTGGTCGGAGTACGCTTGACAGGCTTAGCAGGGAAACGATCCTCGTCACTGAGAACCTGTAGCGTCTCACCCATTAGCCGGTTGAGCTCCGTGAGGGGGGGTACAACTTCCTTACGGATCGTATCGTTGAGCGTCTGGTTTTGCTCGCGTAGGTTTCTATTCTCCTCGCGGAGCCTATCCCTCTCGCTGTTGGTACCGAGCTTGTCGAAGATGATCAGTGCGAGAACTACGGCAAATGGGCCACCCTTGAGTAGTGCGTCAAGGATGCCACTACCCGATGGATCAGCCGCCTGTGCGTAGACCCCGGCGGTTACAAGGCCGAGGTAGTGATGCATCTACCCGACCGGGACCAGTGTGTACTTCGACTCGCCACACACCTCGAGAACCTCCTTGGTGCGCTGCGTGTACGCCTGGCACACGGCGGTCAAAATCTCACCACCGATCTTTGTGTTGACCAGGTTCTCACGCTTGGCCTCTTCCTGACGAACAACCAGGGCGATCACTGAGATCCAGAGCACAAGTCCGATAATGCCGATCATCGTCACGATGTTACCCAGGCGACGCCGGGCGATGTTCGAGAGCTCAAGCTCCTCCCGAACCCTCGCCATCTCATCGCGCAGCATGGTGGTCGGCATGTCTACAGCTTGGCGAGGATCGCGTTGAGCTTCGCGTCGAGGGCCTTCTGGTTGTCCTCGATCCGGGTGAAGGTGTCAGCGATGCTGATGTTCTCGGGGTCCTCGTCCAGCACCCTGCCGTTCTTGTCACGCTTGCGGACACCACCCGTGATCGTGAGCCGCAGCTCGTCGATCTCACGACGGAATGCGGCGGCGATCTGCCCCTCGGAGGTGTTGAGCTCCGCCTTGACCCACTCGCGGTCGGCCTGGTCCATCTTGTCACTCCTGTTCGTGTGGGTGGCGGCACCGATTGTGCCATTGCGGATCTTGTCGGCGACCCGCTTCACATCAGCGGCGCTTCCCTTGATCTCGAAGTGCATCTCGTCGTAGCCGATCAGCTGACGCACGACGCTCTCGAGCTCCAGGAGGATCTTCTTGATCTCTCGGAACTGTGCGGGGGTGAAGGTGCCGGAGACACCGTTCGGGTGGTCGGGGGCACGCCAGTCGATAGCGGTGCCACTGCCGTGACAGCTGATGTTGTTGGCGTTCCGGTTGAGCCGGAAGTTGTGACCCCAACAGCCGAAGCCATTTCCGAAGGGCTCCACGCGGTTATCGAGCTGTGCAACGAGGTAGCTGAACACCACCGCCACGTCGCCCGACTTCACGCCGGCCGGGAACGGCTTACCCCGGTAGTAGAAGGGCTCGACGCCGATGTCGGATCGGTCAGACGAGGCGGGCCAGCCGTTGTAAGAGTAGTGCATGTCAGCGACCTGCCGACTCGGCACCCTTGTCGTTGGCGGTCAGGTCGGGCTGTCCGAGACCAAAGCCGGCGGTCTTGTTGGCGACCACGCCAGCCACGCCGGTCGGCTTGAGGAAGCCGTAGTAGGCGACGATGCTGGACAGGAACGCGTTGGCCGTCTGCTCGACGAAGTTGCCGAAGTCGAAGCCCCCATCGGCGGCGGCAAGGTAGGCCAGCGAGCCGACGATAGCGGAGACGAGCAGGTTGAGAACGGACTTGAGGCCCTGGTTGGCGGTGCGCTTGCTGATCACCCCGACGATCAGCGGGACGAGCAGGCCGAGCCAGCGGGCCGCGTCCACGGGGTCGATGTTCTCAAACACTTGGGGACCTCCAGATCCTGTGTTGTCGGGCTAGGCTAGGCGTCGTCGGTCGGGGGGTCAACCACGGAGGGATCAAACCTCGGTAGCACGTCCCTAGCGTCCTCTGTAATGTCCACGACCTCCGCGACGATGTCCTTCTTCAGGCCATTGCGGTTGACATTCTCCAGCTTCTGCCGCAGTCTCTTGAGGCGCTCCTCAGCGTCGTCACGCTCGACCACGATGGTGGCAACGTGCTGTGTGTACGCCTCGTGTTCCTCGCGGGTAAGCCGGTGCGCCTCCTGCTCCTCGTGGAGCATGTGCCGCGTGTCACGCAACTCGAAACGAAGCTCCTCGATCTTGTCAATGAGCTTGTCGTAGCGCTCGGTAGGTGTTGTCACCGTGTACTCATAGGCCGCGTGGAACGTGCAGGCGATGGACGCCCAGGCCGGTGCCTGGCGATAGATCTGAACCTCACCGCCGGGGAAGATTCGCATCTCACAAGGTGTGCCATCAGCCATTGTAGAGAAGATGAGGTTGAGGTTCGGCCTGTAACCGACCGGCAGGGTGAACGCGGTTACCGCAGTTGTACCACCAGCAATGAGTCCACGCATGACGACAAGACCATCTGCGGTCTTGCGGAATCCCGAGGCGCCAAACCCAGCATCGCCGTAGTTAGACCATCCGTTAACAAAGGCGGGCTGTCCGGCGGCACCGAAGGCCCTCCATGCGGGGTCACCACCGGAAATCCTCTCCCATGCAGACCAGCTACCAGCCTGTGTTGGATCACCCCCGGCGCAGTAGCGGGTCCAGCCGGGCTGATAGGCACCGTTGACAGTCATCTGCCAGGCGATCTGTCGCTGGTACGTTGTCCCGGTGGTCGGGTTGCTGTGGGCCATGACCTCGATGAGATACCAGTCCGTCGTAGGCATAGCCGACGAGTTGGCCGTCTCCCAAAACCCCGAGGTGTAGTTGGCGTTCGGGCTTGCACCCATCGTGGAAACCTCACCCGCTACCGGTGTCGAGCTGCCCCGGCCACGCGGAAGGCTACCGTCAACGTAGGGCAGAGCACCCACCACATCAGTGATGTACTTGTCACCCGACGGACCCTCTACACGAACGCGCTGTCCGTTGGCTGAGGGCTGCAGGCTACCCATGCTGACGTTGATCGGCGTGGTGTCACCCGCCATGAGCACCGACGCCTTGCGGGTGGCACGGTTGTAGGACTGCACAATACCGTACTGCACCGCCGGGCGCAGTCTAGCGACCTCGGTCTGTGTGATCCGACGCACGGCGTCACGCAGACGCGTAGCAAAGGCAACGTCCTCAAAACCAGTCATATCAGCTCACCATCGTTACGCGCTTGCCCACCGGGTTCATCTTACCCAGGACTAGCGGAATAGAGAAGGACGACAGCAGAAAGCGGGTCGGATCGCCGGGGTTCGGGTCAGGATCACGGAACTCCACGATCTCACCGACCTCCAGCCACGGGAGCACGAGGGTCGACAGCGAAAGCTCGAACTCCTCAAGCGCGTGAATCTTCAGGAGTGAGTTAGCAACGTCGAGCGCCTGTGCCTGGGTCGTGATGAACGACGACGAGTACTCGTACACACGAGCACCGATCTTGTCAATCGAGGTAGGACTAGAGGCGCTAGTGTTCTTCGCCTCGGCGCTTACGGGGATGGTGTCAGACGACCCGCCAACGACGACGATGTGGTTGTAGAGACGTGCGTCACGTGTAGTCTTGGAGTAGGACTCTACGTTGCCATCACCGATAGAGGCCTTAGACCGCGACCTAGTCCTGGCAGCGGTGTAGAGTCCCGCCACGTCGGCATCGGTGAGCTGACGGTTGTAGACCACCATCTCATCGTAGGCCGCACCCTTGTAGATATTCGAGTTTACCTGGCTGTTGTCCATAGCGTACAGGTAACCGCTGGTGTCAGCGCTGTAGAGAACGGTACCCGTCGGTACTGGATCACCGATGTTCCACCCACGAAGAGCGATAGTTCCGTTCGAGCGCTTGATGTTGATATTCCTGAAGTAGCCATACCGCGTCTTGCTGGCCGCATCACCCTCACATGCGAGGTCGATGTTGTTGATGGTGCTACCTACGAGTCCCGCAAGACTAAGACGACGTGTTGCCCAGGCATTGACCGCGCCGGGCGGGGTGTCGTAAAAGGTAACACCGTTCTGATCCGAGGGATTTGGCACGCGGAGGGGGTTGGTAGAACTCTCGAGGTCAACGAAGTACTTGTCGGTCACATCATTGACGCGAATCTCATACTCGAGGTAGTCACCGGTCTGTACCGTGTAACCACCAATACCAAGACCCAGGTAGACGTACTTATTAGTCACGGAGCCGTTGCTACCGGTTGTGGTAGAGAGCTGGAGCGCATTCACCCCGTGGTTCGACGGAAGGGCACCTACCGCACTGTCCGAGTACAGCGTTCCGTTGACGTAGCACTTGCCACGTCCGTTTGACTTGACGGCAAAGACAATGTGGACCCACTCGCCAGGCACGACAACCGGCCCATCCACGATGGAGGTCCAGCCGTCGTTCGGGGAGGCAAACAGGGCAATCTTGTTAACCATGCTGGCCGTCTGGGTGCCATTGGCAGTACCGAAGTGGTAAATGCAGTACGGTACGTTCGTCCAGCCGGGGTTGCCCTTGAAGAGGGGCTGAATCGCGTAGTCGGCCGGGGTAGGTCCGGGCCTGTACCACATCTCGATAGTGTACTCGGTCAGAGCAAGACGCGGGTCGTTCTGGACTACGAACAGATTGTTGGTGTTGAGCGACTCTACCGCCGTGTTACCGCTACCCGTCTCGGCTAGCGCACCGGCAACACCCATTCTCAGGCTAGATGGCGACTGGTAGACCCCGTCCACGCCGCGAAGGGATGAGTCACGAAGTACCGTACTGCCCTGTGACTCACCAAACCGCCAGTAGGCGAGCGGACGCAGGTCCATCACGGCCTCGGGGTACGCAGAGGTGGTGTAGACCGAGGAACCGGCCTCAAAGGTGAACACCGTGGGGCTCGTAGACGGGTCCCTGTATTCCTGCAGACGCATATACCCCTGGCCGTCAAAGAAGATCTCGTAACCGTACGCGGTAGCGATGTCGTTGCACGCATCCCAGCGCGGGGCACCACGGTCGAAGCTGAACTCACGCTGGATCGTCTTGCCGGTGACCGGAAAGATAAACTTCGTGATCCCCGCGTTGAGTGCGATCGTACGGATGAGACCCTCGACCGACTGCCCCGAGGTGAACGTCGTGTTTTGGGTGAACTTGCTAGTAAGCAGCTTCTTGGCGTAGTCACGTCCGGTGATCTGTACCGTGCCAGGGAAGTCCTGCGTTGTGATCTGGTCGATCATGAACTCGCCGACCTGCGTCTCCCAGCTCAGGTCCTGACCGCGAACGAACAGCCATTTGACGCCGTTGTTAATGAGAATACGTGCCTGTGTACCGGTCAGTCCAAAGTCATGAATGTGGACCCAGTGAGCCCCGTTGCCGTTCGGGTTTTCCTCAGCAAGGGCAGTGAATGCACTTGCATCATTTGAGAGTCTAGCAATAGGAACCGCTGTGCTGCGGTAGGAAGTTGGCACCGTACCGGAATCTGAGGAAAGCGTTTCCGTAGTCCAGCCGGCAGCGACCGGGTGGTTAGCCCCGGTTGGGGCGATGCTGTAACCAGTCTGCGTTCTAGTTGTACCGATGAGTGGGACGCTTGAGCTGGTGTTATCGTTGCCACTCGTAAACACCGAGATACCCGCATTGTAGCAGGCAACGGCAAGGGAACCCTTAGTAAGTGTGACACCACCACCGTCAAAGACTACGATGTCATAACCGTAGCACTGCTCGACGGTTGTAACAGAAGTCATAATCTTGACATTGGTGTAGCCCAGCGCCTGGATAGCGCCAACAAGTCCGGCACTACCACTCCACTCGACTACCAAGATGCGTGGCTGACGCTTGACCCCTCGGTAGTTGATGCCACGGTAGGGCTTGATCACCTTGTCGTACCAGAACCCGCCCGGGTAGTTGTCCAGGCGGCCCGACAGGTTCTCGAGCGTGAGGTCGATGGCACGACGCTCGGAACGCCCCTGGTCGACGGAGACAGAACCGGCCGTCAGCGGTGCATCCCGCATCCAGATGGTCGTACCATCTGACTCGTAGATGTCCACACGAGCGGTCGTGTAGGTAACCGCCGCCTCGACGGCCTCGGCGATGTGCAGGGGCGGGTTCGGCACTACACGACCTCCTCGTAGGTGAAGCTCACCTTAGCGTGCTCGATGCCACCGGTACCGGCCATGCGCTCGGTCGACACGTTACCGAGGCTGATGAGCCAGTAGTCACGGAACGGAGACCGGAGGTAGTAAGCCTCACGGCTAGCCTTAATCGTCTCAAGCTCGCCGCGCTGAGTAGCAGCGGTGCGTCCATTAAGAGACTCGTGGATCGACGCGCTGATCGAACCGGACACACCCAGGTGGGTGCCGTAGTCCTTCTTGCGACCGCGACCGATGATGTTGAAGGTCTCCTCCTGGTACTCGTCTGTGAACGAGTCGGAAGTAACGTGGTCGAGGCGGTACACGCGGGCGGCGTCGTCGGGGTGAATCAGCCAGTAGTACTGCGTGTAGAGGACAGGCGTAGTCTGCGGCACCTTGTTGCCCTCCAGCGTGGCACCGAACCTCACGACCTCCTGCACCACGGCGTACTCGTAGGCTACCCCACTTGCGGGGTAGTAGTCGTCGAAGGTGTAGTTCGGCAGATCGAGGCGGTTCTCGTACACCAGACCCCAGACCCCGCCCACGCGACGACGGTACACCAACCAGCCGGTCCACTCCGTCTCGCGGGTGCCGTTCGTCCAGGTGATGCGAACCCGACCGAGATCGTTGAAGTTGGCTGCGTTGACGGTGAACGAACCTGCAGTCGGAATAGCGAAGGTAGTGGTGAAGGTGTTGGTTGCAGTCGACGAAAGCGCACCGGTGTCGCTGACCGTGACCTGCACCGTGTAGACTGTGTTGTTGACGAGGACGGTACCGCTGGGCGTGTATGAGGTAGCCGCACTCGCTACGACGCCGGTGTCGTGAACAACGGTACTGCCGGCCCTGATCACCACACGGTAGTTGGCCTGTGCGCGGGTACCTGCGTAGGTCCAGCTAACGGTAGGCTGTCCGGACTGGATGGTCGAGGCATCGGCAGGTGCCGTGATGGCAACAGTCGGCGCGTCGTCGATGATGAAGGTCTGGTATGCGGAGTACGCACCAAGGACATCATCGGAATCATAGAGTCGAACGCGCCAGCGCAGCAGTACACCCTTGTACTGGCTGGCGATAACGAACGTGTAGCCCTGGGCCGCGCCAGCCTGCTTGCCGGTGTCGTAGAGGACAACACCGTCGGAGTTGCGCTCGACCGTAGCCTGGAATGCAGTCTGCACATCGGTGGGCGACGTGTCACTGAAGTTCCAGTTTGTCGTCATGTTACCAGTAGTGCCGAACTGACGGATTGCACCACCCGTCGGGGTGAGGTTGATCGCCGTTGGCGGGTGGCTGACGGTGAAGGTGTTGGTAGCCGTGTAGTCAGAGTACTGACCACCGCTCGTGTTGAGCGCACGGGCCCTGATGTACCACGTACCCTGGAACAGCTCGGCCGCACCGGAAACTGCCTCAGTGGTCGCACCGGAGACACGTGCGTCGCCGCCCGGCTCGAGAATGGTACGGAGGTTGGAGGTGAACGCCGCGTCGCGTGCGATCTGGAACTCAGCACGCTGCGTGCTCTGTCCCGTACCCGATCCGGTAACGAGTATCAGACCAAGCGTCGGAAGGTCGGTGGTTACCGTCGCACCGGTCGTGGGGGTAAGGGTCGTGGGGGTCGGAGGAGTCGTGTAGAAGATCCTGTCAGGGGCGTATGAACCCTGAAGAGATGCATCCTTAGTCGCTACACTCCATACCCCACGTACGCCCCTCTCAAAGGCATTCGCGGGGATCGAAACGGAGGCCGCGGCACTCGTGATGAAGGTCTCTGTGGTAACAAAGATGCTACCGTTCCACCAGTACGGGGTTCCGGACACGGTGTAGCGCAGAGCGTATGCTGTCTGCGCGTCACCCTGCGGGTCGCTGTGCGTCCACGAGAACGTGTTGGCAACACGTGTGTCGAGTCCCGCACCATCTGCCGGTGCACCGAGAGTAGGTGCGTTCGGAGCCGAGTTGGAGTTGATGGCCTGGTCGGCAGCATAGGGACCGGTAAGACCACCGGCATCCCTGGTAGAGACACTCCACACGTAGGAGCCGCCAGGCCACTTCCCGGCGGGGAAGGTGTATGCCGGGGTGGTGCTCGTGTTGTAGACCTCCGTCGACTGCCATGAGGCCGTAGTGACATTGTAGTACTCGTACGCACCGGCACCGAGCTTGCGACGGAAAGAGAACGCAGACTGCGTGTCGCCAGCGTCGGGGTCGCTCAGCGTCCAGGACGCGGTAAAGCCGTTGTTGTACGTGCCTGTCGAGTTAGCAGCGGGGGTGAGGTTGGTCGGTGCGTTCGGAGCCGTGTTGTTGGGCGGAATCGCCAGGGTGTACGTGTCGAAGGAGGTTCCGACGTAGGGAGTCGTAGCCGTTGAGTCAACGGGAACATTTCCACCGGGGAAGTTGGTCGTTGCGCGAAGGGGACCAACCTGCCCGGCCACGTTGTTGACGCCGCGATTGTGACCGTGTGGGAGTACCGGAGTAGATGTAGGCAGAGCCCCTAAAATCGCCGTACTACCACTGAAGCTAGCAAAGGTACCAAGAAAGCGCACCAAAACACTGTCAGCTGGTACACCGGTCAGTGCTGGGAAGGCAACCTGTCCATTTGCATATGGGGTGTCGCGGTTAGCGGCAAGCCTGATAGCCGAGATGGGGGGAGGATTAGTAATAGCGATCACGGCACCCTGCGAACTTCCAGAGTTTGGTGCCGTAAGGGTTTCAGTAGCGCTCTGTGCAATCCTAGCAAGAATAAGCTCTAGATCGGTGCCAAGAAGACGACGTTCGAGCTCGGTCCAACCGGCCGGGGTTGCACCAGCGCCGGCCGAATCGAGAAGTAGGTGTGCAATGAGAAGCGTACCTTCATCGTGCGGGGGCATACCTGTGTCATTGTACTGGGCACCGATATTAGGTGCAGACTCTGTAGCGGCCGGTCCCTCAGTGGCGTTAAATGCCAGGGTACCGCCACCCCAAAGAAGTCCCCGAGCGCCACGCGGTGCGGGACTTGCGTTTTGGGCCGCCTTAAAGACAATCTGCCCGGTTGCGGCGTTGCCACCCGTGCCCATAGAAAACGTTGTTGCCATTGTGGTGCTGCCGGTACCGGTCACAGCACGAGTTGCAAATCCAGTTCCCATATTTGCACTACCACCAACACCACCGGCAGTTCCACGGTAGGTGGCGGGAGCGTTAGCACCATTCGGACCAGGACCGGTCTGCGAAGCACTACTCTGTGCGTTAAAAGCGTGGACAATTCCTGGACCGGTAAAGGTCTGCGATGGTGCGGTCCCTGAGCCGCCGCTAACCGCAAAGGGTACAAGAACGGGATTGGTCTGGTCGATACCCGCGTACGCAACCATTGTACCTATTGGGTAGCACTGGCTACCCTGACCCGTCACTACAAAACTGTGCAGAGTACCCGGCGTGTCCGAGGCAGTTGCAATCTTGTAGGCACAGTAAAGTGGACCGGGACCGGTACCGACCTTAACCCACCCAGCGGGGGTTGTAAAGTCACCATTCTGCCCGAAGGCAATGCTGTTGTATGTGGCGAACGTAACGACTAGCAGATCACCAGGCCGCACATTGGCCGGAACGTAAGCATCCAGCTGTGTACCGACGTAACTGTGTCCGTTGTCGCGCCCCGCGTAGTGAGCAGTCATGTCTAACCCGCCAGGTTCTCGAGGTTGCGGAGGAACGCCTCGGCATCGTCACCGGACTTGATGTTCGGCAGAACCAGATCGCCGTTGATGTTGATGGTACGCGCTCCGTTGCTCTGGTTGGCCGGGACGGGTGCCTGCTGGGTCACCGACGCTACACGACCGGCCGCCGATGCGACGAGCCCCGTGGCGGCCCCTCCACCGCCCGTGGGGAGGTTCTCGATGCGGTTGACGGTGATGCCACGGTCGAGGGATTCCTTTACCCCGGCGGTGACGGTAGCGATAGCACGGAAGCCGTCGTCGAGACGCCCGAAGAACTGCGTAAGCGGGACGACGGCCTCGGGACCACGCTCACCGATGATGGCGTTGGTGGCGTTGTTCACGATGCCACCCTTCGCCATCTTCAGCGTAAGGCCGTACATGTCGGCGTACGCGAGCTGGCGCGGCGTCAGCTGCGAGCTCGACATGTGCTGGATGAGCCAGTCATTCTCCGGCGTCTGCTTCGGCAGCGGGTGCGCAGCGATAGACTTCTCGAGCGCAATTGCAGCCGGGTTAACGAAGGCCGCCAGCGCGTCGGCACCGGGCGCCTTGCCGTTACCGAACGCGGTAGAGCCCGTAGCGGACTCGGTGGCGGGAACGTCCGGCGCACTGGTAGCGGCGGCCTGCGCCTGGGCGATAGCATCCGCATTAGCCTGGGCAGCAGCCGCAGCTGCACCGGCAGCGGCCGCAGCGTTGTTTGCAGCCTCAAGTGCCTGGTTCGCCGTCTCCTGTGCGCTAGCGACCTGGGTACGCAGCTCATCGAGGACACCACCGATAGACTCGGCAAGGGACGCGATAGCCTCGACCAGGGTCTGCGTGTCCTCACGACGGTTCACGTCGTGGTCGGTCAGTAGATCGGTGAGGGAAGTCTGCGCCTCGACGAGGGCGCTAGCCTCCGTAGCCCAGTTCTCGACAACGGCCGCGTGGTTGGCGGTCAGCAGCTCGATGAGCGCGGTGTTAGCGTCCGTGTCGAATATAAGCCGTGCATCGTAGAGCTCCTGTGCCTTCGCGAGGCCCTCGGTGTGGAGCGTAGTAAGCTGCTCACCCAGGGTCGCCGTCTGTGCCGTGATGGCGTCGACGATACCGCTGTTACCGAGCGTGATGCCCCCGATGATCTGTCCGGCCGTGGTGCGCTCACCCTCGAGCCACATCGTCTCCCAGCGGGCCGCACGGAGCGCGCTGTCGAGGTTGAGCTGGTTGACCGCCGAGGCGGTAGACGTAAGCGCGTCCATGAGGGGGCCGAGGGGCATAACCGCCTCGGGACCGGCCTCACCGATCACCGCAGTCGTTGCACGACGGACGATACCACCCTCGGCGAGCATCGGCATCCTGGTCGGGACAACACCACCCTCGGCAAGGGCCGCGTGAACGTGGTTCCAGTGGTTGCCGGGCTCACCGGGACGACCCCAGGCGTAGCCGGGAACCTGGCGACCGTTCTTGATGTTGAAGGGGGCACCCGCGAGGATAACCTCCTTCAGACTACCGGCAATCGGCATGAGGGCGTTGAAGATGGCACGCAGGCCAGAGTTGCCGAATCCCTGGTTCTTGTGAACGGCGGGACCACCGTGGGGCTGGTAGTCAACAGCGCGACCGGTCTGGTGGTAGGAGCCACCGTCACCGGGACGCACGGTAGAGGTAATGACCTTGTCGAGGCCGGGGGCGTTCGCGTTGAGCCAGTTGTCGATACCCCTCCACCCGGAACCGGCCGGAGCGCCGTTACCAGGGGAGAGAGCGGGACCGGAAGAACCAGCGGCGGCAGCTGCCGCACGAGCCTCGGCCTCAGCCTTCTTGTCGTACTTGTCGGACTCGCCCTTGGCCCAGTTGTAGAAGGCGTTCTTGCGGTTGTTAGCGATCTCACGAACCGGACCGCGAAGATCGGTCGCGTCCATCGCCAGGTCGTAACCCTTGAGGAACGGCGCCAGCGCGGCCATGACCGCACCCTTCTGAATCGCGCTACCGACCGCCGCGACACCAGATGCAACCGCCCCGGCGGCGTCCTTAACGGCCCCCCCGACGCTACCGGCAGCGTCCCTGGCCTTGTCGAGGATGCCACCGTTCTCGTACTGCGGGACGTTGAGTCCGAGGTCCTTAGTCAGCTGGGCGTGCAGCTGGGTAGCCCGACCCCGGAAGCGCGGGTCGGTCGGCACAACGTACTCTGGGTGGCTAGAGCTTCCCTCACCGACGATGGCACGAGCGCCCTTGGTCTTGAAGCCAGCACCAACCGTGGTCTGCGGAACGTAACCACCGACGGCCAGCTGCGGAATCTGCGGGATGAGGTCGATCTTGAGGCCGATGCCGAGCTTGGACCCGACCGCGTTAAGGCCCTTGAACAGCGTGTTGATCGCGCTGGTGACCGCGTTAATACCACCGATGATCTTGTTAATACCGCCCTTGCCGTACTGATCCCACAGGGAACCAAGGCCGCTCATGAAGGCCTTCCAGGCGGGCTGAACAACCTTGTCCCAGAGGAACGTGAACGAGTTGCCAAGAATAGTAAGTGCGGTACCGATTCCGTCGAGAACCGGCTTACCGAGGGACCTCCACGCCGTGCCGAGGTAGCCCGTGAACCTGTCCCACAACGGCTTGATAACGAGAGCGTAAACATCCTCGAATGCCTGACCGAGAACCTTGAGGGCAACACCGATACCGTCGAGGACCTCCTTGCCAAACTTCCATCCGGCCTTGAGTCCACCGGTGAAGGCGTTCCATGCCGGGCTGATCACCTTCGTCCAGATGAGCTCGAAACCCTCACCCATGATCTTGAGGGCACCCACGATGGCGATGAGCAAGACCAGGCCCACCGTCTCCCATACCCGCTTGACGGTGCCCCACCACAGGTTCCAGACCGGCTCGACAACCTTCTCCCAGACCCACTTGACGGCGGTGCCGAGGGCCTCGAACAGGGTGCCGATGGCGGAGAACAGCGGCTTGAGAACGGTGTTATAGATGAACTCGAACGTAGCACCCATCGCCTTGAAGGTTGCGACGATAAGGTCGAAGATCGGGCTTGCGACGTTCTCCCACAGGAACTTAACGACGGCCCACAGGGCCTTGAACACGCCCTCGATAATCCCACCGAAGAACTTGAAGATGCCGATTACCACGTTGAGCACGGCCTGGATGGGACCGGGCATCGCGTCATAGAAGTCCTGAGAGATGTCCTTGACGCCACCCCAGATGCCCTTGATTGCTGCCCAGATGAGAACACCGGCGGCCTTGATGATGTCCCAGATGCCCTTGAACAGACCCTCGACAATCCCCCACAGGATCTTGGGCACGTTCTCAAAGATGTTCTTGACCTGGTCCCACATCGCCTTGACGATGGTGACCACGCCGTCCTTGATCATAGCAAAGTCGCCGGTGAAGATGCCGATGAGCACCTGAACGACACCGCGCACCATGTCGATGAAGTTGGCGAACGACTTAATGACAAAGTCGAGCACCGGGCCGAGCGTCTCAGCAAGCACGGAAGAAATCAGCTTGAGCGCCGCGAGGAGCGGCACAGCAATCACCGCAACGATGATCTTGAGAACATTCCACAGCGCCTCGAGTGCGGGCATGATCAGCGGGAAGAATGCCGACACCGCCGGACCAAGCTCAGTCCACGCGGTCTTGAACGCCGTGAGGACGGCTCCCCAGATTGCCTTGAAATCCTCGGCGAAGAAGCCGTAGATCGCCTTGAGCCCACCCCAGAAAGCGTTGACCCCCACCATGATGCCAGACCACATGGAGGAGAAGAATCCACCGACGGGGGCGAATGTCTCGGACAGCCAGGTGCCAGCAACGGCGGCACCACCGAACGGGTTACCCCCAGTGAACAGCTCCTTGACCGAGGTCCAGATCGGAATGACGTACGGGCCGACGTTGTCCTTGATCCAGGTCCAGGTCTTGCGCCACATGTCCTTGATCGGACCGAACATGTCAAACTGGCCGAGCATCCCAGCGGTGTCGAGCGCGATACCCTTGGTGAATTCGTCGATAGCCTTTGACTGGTCCTCCAGGAGCGGACGACCGGGCAGCGCCTCACGACCGATCTGCGCGTTACCGCCGACCTCCGGGAAGTTACCACCCTCAGCGTCCATGAAGTTCTGCTCAGCCGGACTAGGCTTCGGACCCTTTGCCGCAGCCGCAGCGGTGTTGATGTCAGCCGCAGTAGAGTTCATGCTACGGAGGGCGGCCTCCACCTCGCGAATAGCGTCGGCGACCTCCTCGTAGGACTGCTTGACCTTATCAAGCTTCGCCTGCTCAGCATCGTACTGGGCCTGCACGGCGTCGCGGGCGATCTCCGCCTTCTTGATAGCCGCCTCCTGCGCCTCGACGGCTGCGGTAGCCGCAGCAATCTTCGGCGTGAGGGCGTCCATCGCGGCCTGCTCGGTCTTGATCCCGGCCACGATGGTGTCGAAGGACATCTCCTTCTGCGTGTTGGTGAGCTTCTCGATCTCGTGGAGGGCAGGGCCGAACTCGATGTCGTACTTGAGCTGCATAATCTCGCCCTGCGTCTGCAGCTTAGCGAGTGCGGCCTCAAGCTCGTCAATCTTCGCCTTCTCGCGGTCGTACGCCGCGTTAGCCGCATCACGAGTAGCGGCGGCCTCCTTGACGACGGCCTCCTGCCTACGAACCGCCGCCTCAGCCTGGTTGTAGGAAGGCGTGAGCTGGTCGATTGCCGCCTTCTCACGGTTGATCCCGGCAATGATCTCATCGAACGGCAGCTCGTTCTTCGCGTTAGCCAGTTCCTCGATCTGCCGCGTCAGCGGGTCGAAGTTGATCGAGTTTTCGAGATCGAGTCGCTCGCCCTCGCGGGCCAGCGCGTCGAGCTCCTTCTGCAGCTTCGCAATGCCGGTCTGGTCCATGGACGCCTCGAGCTGTGCCCGCTGCTTCTCCATGGCATTGAGGTTGTCCATCATCGGACCGGTGATGTCGCTGCCCGCGCCGGCCAGACGAAGGTCGGAGATCTCGGACTGCCCACGCTCGATGTCGCCCTGAAGCTCGCCGAGCTTCTTGCGGACATCGTCGATAGAACCGCCCGCGTCCTCCATCTTCATCATCTCGAGGCGAAGACGCTTCTGTGCCATCTGGTTCTCGAAGATCGCATCGGACATGGCCCCCATGCCCTTGATGGGCGTAGAGGCGTAGTCCTGCATGGCCTGCTTGTGGGCGTCGATCTCACCCCTGATGTCGGAAAGCTTAGCTTCGAGCTGGTCGAGGGTGTTCTTCTCCCTGTCGTATGCTGCGGCGGCGGCATCGGCAGCGGCCTTGCTAGCCGCCCCCGTCTGGAGGATCTGCAGACGGAGCTTCTTCTGTGCTAGGTCGTTAGCAAAGATCGCGTCCTGCTGCTTGCCCATACCGATCAGCGGGGCAGTCGCATACGCCTCGAGCTTGTCCTTGTGTCCATCGTACTGTGCCTGCAGATCCTGCAGGTGGTCACGAAGTCCGTCGAGAATAGCGTTCTGCTTGTCGAGTGAGGCGTTCGCCTCATCGAGACGGGCCTTCCAGCGGGCGACAACACGCTCCTGGCCCTGTACCACGGCGTTCTGCCTAGCGAGCTCGGCGTTGAGCCCGCTCAGGTCACTGACAAGAGCATCGAACACCGGGAGGGCCGCGGGCTTGGCCTTCTTGACCTCCTCGCGCTCCTTGTTCCACTCACCGCCGCCCATGGAGGCGGCCATCTTCTTGTACGCAGCGAGATCACTCTTAGCCTTGGCCAGGATGCCGCCTGTGTTGCGCGCCATGAGCGCGTACTGCCCCGTGACAGCCGCCATACCGTTGGTGACATTCTCAACCAACGAGGGGCTGTGGTGTGCGAACGGGTTGAAGTAGCTGAACATGTCGTAGACCGCAAGTGCGGCCTGACGAACGATGTCGACTACCGCCTGGAAGGCGTTGCGGACACCGAGGGGCAGCATGTTGAAGGACTTGATGATAGCGTTGGTGACGCCGCCGAAGTAGCCGGGCAGCGAGGAGAACCAGTCAACGATCCCACGCACGAATCCGCCAGTACCGCCGACGATGTCACGGTAGACAGATGCAATCTGGTCACGGAACAGGTAGAGAAGTCCGATAGCCCCGAGGACGGCCCAGCCGATCGGACCAGACAGTGCAACCGCGAGGGCGCGACCGATCAGCGCAAAGGACCGAACGCCCCCCGTAGCAAGGGCTATGAGAATACGGAAGCCACCGGCGAACAGCCCGGCAAGTGCGCCGGGTGAGGTCGCGAGAATGCGGATGCCAGCAACGCCAGCCGCCGCGGCCATGCCGATGGTTGCCGCGCCGACCTGGGCGATGAGGATGAGCGCCCGCCATGCCGCCGCGAATGCACCGCCGATGCCGAAGGTGATCACCGGCAGTGCGGCCATCATGGTGGACCACAGAACGGGAATCAGCGTGGTAAGGGTTGCGGTTCCGTACCGCATGAGGAACAGAACCGAGTTCCAGGCGGCCACCCATGCCGCCCCGATGGCGGTGGTCATGGCTGCGAGCCCGGCCATCATGCCCGCCCACAGCGGTCCTGTTACGGCGGCAAAGGTAGCGGTCGCGTAGCGCATGAGGAACAGGACTGTGTTCCACGCACCAGCGATAGCGTTACCGATGGAGATAGTCAGGTACCGCAGCATGAACATCATGCTGCCCCACAGCTGCCCGATCGGACCCGTGAGCGTCAGCAGCAGGTACCGCATGAGGAACAGCGTGCTAGCCCATGCAGCGGTGATCCCGCCGCCGATGGAGATGGTCAGGTACCGCAGCATGAACATCATGCTGCCCCAGGCGGACGCAAGGGCGGGACCGGCAATGGCGGTGAAGGCCGTCAGGGCCGCGAGGAAACCTCGCCAGATGATGGTGCCGAACTCGACAAAGCTGAGCATGAGGTAGCGCAGCATGAAGAGTACGCTGCCCCACGCCGACGCAAGCGCCGCACCAGCGGGTGCGAGGACGGTTGCCATCGTGACCAGGAACCCGCGCCAGAGCATTGTGACCGCGTAGGCGAACGCACGGAACTGGGCACCGAACAGAAACCAGATGCCGGTCCACACGGTGCTGAGCGCGGTACCGCCTGCAACGATGATCGTGGCAAGAAGCGGGAACAGACCGGTCAGCATAGCTGCAGTGCTCTGCGCGAGGTACACCATGACAGCGGCAGAACGAACAGCGAACGTAGCGAAGGCAAGTGCGGCGGTACCGGCCCAGCCAACGATGGCGGGGATGGTCGAGAACAGCGCAACGGGCAGTGTGATCACTGCACCGAGGATGCCGAACAGGCCAGACATAATGGCACCGAAGGGTGCGGCGGCCATGAAGACCAGACCGCGACCGATGGCAAAGAACGGGGTCGACAGACCAACGGTGAACTTGGCGAGCGTGACGCCGAGGAGCATGAACGCACCGGTGAGCCGGGTCACCAGACCGAACACCATGACGAACGCGAGTGCCGCACCAACCATCTTGAGAATGGCGGGGTTCATCTCGCTGATGCGCTGACCGAGCATGGCGAACTGCTGTCCGGCGTACACCAAAACAGGAATGAGCGGCTGGATGATGTCAGCCATCACGTTCTGGAAGATAACACCGATCTGCTTCATCTTCTGCGGGTTCGACTCCAGGACAGCGTTGAGCTCGCGCACACGCTGCTGGTAGTTGCGAACCTCGCTACTGGTTGCGTTAAGCGCCTTCTGGTAGTACCCGTTCTTGTTGATGATGTCGCGCATGAGAACATCGAACCGGCTGATCTGGTACCGGCTAGCGATGTAGGTACTGACGACCGACTTCTGCGCATCGTCGAGGCCCTCAAACTTGCGGGCCAGCAGCTCGAGGCGCTGTGCGGCATTGAGGGACTTCCAGCCCACCTCGGCGGTGCCAATGCCCATCTTGTGCAGCAGCTTGCTAGCGTCGTCGGTCGGGGCAAGCAGTCGGCTGATGATGGTCTTCAGTGCATTACCGGCGTTCGCGGCCGTACCAGATGCAGGCACCAGGGCAGCCATCATCGCAGCCAGGTGACGCACGTCGACCCCAGCGGTTCGTGCCACACCCGCCGCACGCGCCAGGCCCTGCACGAGGCCCTGCATGGAGACACCGGTCTGGTTCTCCACCATGTTCAGGGTGTCGATGGTCTTGGCCAGCTCCTCAGTGGACTGACCGTACTGCGCCTGAATGGCGATGAGGGCGGTGGTAGCCTCCGCGGCCTCCATCTCACCCAAGACCATAGTCTCCATGGTGAGCTTGACGCTCTTTGCCAGGGCTAGACCAGATGCACCAGCAGCTGCCCAGTCGGCGGCGATGTTGATAACGTCCTTCTGCGCAACACCGAACCGGTTGGACAGCGCCTCAAAGGCACGCTCTAGTGCGGGAATCTCGGTCTTTGCGAGCTGCTGAAAGACCTCGGACCCGTCGCCGTAGACCTTACGAACGCGGGTCATAGCTTTCTCGTTATCGAGAGCAAACTTGACCGCAGCGGCGCCGGCGATAGCCAACGGGATACCGAAGTTGTAGTGGATCTGACGACCGGTCGCCTGCATTGCGGTACCCCACCGAGTACCGGCCTGCATGGCGCGAGCAAAGCTGTTACCGGCCAGGGCAGAAGTACGGTTGGACCGGTTGACCGAGGCGTCAAACGCGGCGATCTCACCACGCATCTGCCGCATCTGCCGCATACCGTTCGCGGCGAGAACGCGGATCGTGATATTCGCGTAGGCGTTCAAGAACGAGGCCTCCAGACCTATCAGTCCGTGATGGGCCTCTGGTGCCCTACAACTGACGGATGATACACGACACCCCCGGCGCTATGGAAGCACCGGGGGTGTACGTGATCTAGCGGCGGCCTGCCACCCGACCTCCGCCGCCCTTGCCACGCTTGGATTCGACCTCGCGCTTGCGCGCTTCCTTCGCCTCGTGCTCATTGCGCTTAGCGAAGATGTAACGCCAGGCCTCTAGAAGATCGGGGTGCTGGTCGTAGAGGCCACCCGCCCACGGGAGGTGGGACCACTTCATCGACTCGCACAGTACAAACAGGCGAATCGAGGTGAGCGGGTTGTCGACGGCCTTGCCCTCGACGAACAGCGCTACCTGTTCTTCTAGGAGACGTTTCCCCGCTCGCGCTCCTCCGCGATCTTACGCATCTCCTGCAGGTTCTCGATCTCGCGGTCGATGTCCTCCACGGACATCTCGGCCATGAGCCAGGGGTTGGCCTTGCGGACGGCCTTCTCGAGGTCCTCGATGAGGACCGGGTCGGCGAGCTCGAGGAAGTCCTTGAAGGCCCGCTCGGTGTACGGGATCGGCTGACCGCCGCGGGTGAGGTACCAGTCGGTGACCGACGAGCGGAGCAGCTCGTGACGCTCCTGGCTCGGGTCCACCTTCATGCGAGCGTTGCCGCTGTTGCGCTCCAGGACGAGGTCGCGCTGGGTGTGCTTCTGGAACTTTGCCTTCTTGCCCTCGTTCATGATCTCGAACTCGATGTACTGCTTGCCGTCCGGGAAGTACCAGCGCTCGGTCTTGGCGAAGCCGAAGTAGTCCTCGTAGACCGGCTGCTCGACCTCGAGCTGCGGGGTGTCCTGCGTGGGGGTGCTCATAGCCTGTGACCCTCCAAGAGTCTTCGTGGCTTCGGGTGTCGGGTGAACCTACCCTCGACCGGTCGGAACGGTCAAGGGACCTATCGGGCCTCTCACCACCTCGGCCCCCGTACCCTTGCGGGTGCGGGGGCCGAGATAGCCGAGGTAGCGGTCTGTGCTAGGCGATGGTCGCCACGGTACCGGCGCGCTTGACGACAGCCGTCATGATCGGCGTGGCGTTGTTCGGACGAACGGCCTGACCCTCGACGTCGTTCTCGATCACGTCGTCACCCGAGTGCTCCAGGCTGAACGGCGAGAGCATGTAGTTCGGGATCGTGAGGGTGAGGCTGTTCTTGGTCGTCGGGGTACCACCGACGATGTCCTCGTAGGACTGCGCCGTGATCACGAGCTGCTGCTTGGCGGTCAGACCACCGGGCTGCGTCGCGGTCGAGACACCGTACACGGCCTGACGCCACAGGGCGGAAGACGTGTGACGGATGCCGAAGGACGCCGTGATCTCGCGACGCTTCGGCGTGAGGTCACCCAGGTAGAAAGAACCCAGGCGGTAGTCGTCGTCCTCGAAGTTGTTGGTGATGTCGAGGCTGAACGACTTGGCCGGCAGGCTCACTGCGTTGTAGGTGATGCCGATGTTCGTACCGACCGTCAGGGGCGCGGTGTCGAAGAGCGGGGTCGCCGTCTTCGTCGCACCAGCGACCTGACGAGCACCGATCAGACCGAGGGTGCCCATGAGGTACCCGTTGGCGTCGGCCTCGAGGTGGAACGTGTTGGCGACGCAGTCCGTGTAGTTGTACGTCTCCAGCGTCCCACCGATGTTCTCCTCCACCGACAGGTACGGCAGGGCCGAGGTGTCCGAGGGGGTGATGGTGTCCGTGACGATGCCAGTGGCGACAGCGCTGGTTGCCGAGCCGAGGCAGGCACGCAGCATGGTCGGCAGCGACCCGTAGCGGACGTAGAACTCGTAGTCGCCGGACCACGAGACGGCGCCGAGGTAGGCGTCGCGCACGTCACGCCCGCCACCGATCTCGGCGTCGGGGATGAGCAGCTCGCGGGACGGACCGAGGGAACCGGACCGCAGCGGAACACCGACACCAGCGGTACCGGTGTCAGCGTTGAAGGTACCCTGCGCGGTCTGCGACCTGAGGATGACCTGGCCGGACTGGGACTGGAAGCCCATGTGCTACGCCTCCTTCGGCGCGTCGTCGGACGCCTTGGCGGACGCCTTGGCGGCGGCCTCCGCGGCCTTCTGGGCGGCGACGGCTCGCTCCATGTCGGCCTTCGCGGCCTCCAGGGGCGCACCAGCACCGGTCTTCACGTTCGCGGCCTTCGCCGACTCCTTGACGGCGATGAGCTCGACGTCGAGTCGAGCCTCCTCGGCGCGGAGCCGTGCGGCCGTCTCGTCGTTGACGAGGGCGCGCTCGCGCTCCTCGCGCAGGGCGGTGGCCGCGGCCAGCTCCTGCCGCTTCTTCTCGACGCTCTCCTGCAGCTTCTGCAGGTCCTCGTCACTCGTGGGCATCTACACGGTCTCCGTCTCTAGCCAGAACTCCAGGGTGGACAAGTACAGGAAGTCTCCGTCGATCTCATTGCTGAAGAACCGCTGGGATCTGATTCCCCAACGCCTGGCCCTCTCCACACTGTCGTTCATCGTGACCGACAGCGAGGACAACCCTACGCGCAGGGGTTCGTCCCGGTACAGCATGGAGCGGATCATCTTCGACAACACGGAGTGTCGTGCGAGTCCCCTTTCCTCGTTGAAGTCCTTGACGAACGCCTGCACCGCGATCAGGTAGGTCTGCAGGGTTGGCTCGTTTCGACCCATAGGCTGGCCCATGATCTGCATGGACTCGCTATCGGGCTCCCAGGTTGCGGCGATGATGCCAGCAGACACCTGAGGATCGGACTCACGAAGGGGACGACGAAACACGCGAATCTGCTCGTCAAGCAGCCCCGTACGGAGCGCGACTAGGTTGACCGCGTTGTTGGGAAAAACGACTGTGTCTTCGCTGATCATCGCCCGAACCTTGAACCCTTGATGGAACCGGCAAGGGCGGTGAGGATGAACGTAAGGTCCTGCGGTCCGATGGCGGCCACGGGGCGCGGAGGTGTGGCGCGCTGACCCGCCTCGGCCTTCTTGCCCATCTGTGCCGTCTTAACCTTCTTCGCCAGCTCGCCGGTGGGCTTGTTGGGCTTCATCTGAAGAGTAGCACCGGCCGCGTGTACCTGCAAGTCCGACGGTGCGCCAACGATGTAGGCCTCGAGCTCACCGGTCCTTTTGTTGATCGGACCGGTGGCACCATATCCCTGTGAAGAACGAATCTGCTGGGTAGCCTCAGCAAGCGGAAGCCATCCCCCGCCGACTGCGTCGTCACCCTCGTTAGCGAACCTGTCCTTGGCTCGCTTGCGCAGGTAGGGGTCCACGACGGCACCGAGAAACCCGGCCACAGCGACAGGGTTAAGTGCAGTGTCAAGACGCTTGAGCATTTTCTGAACACCGGCGCTGTCACCGATGATGGCAACGTCCATCGAGGTGGGCACTAGAAGAACCCTCTCCTCGGAGCGACCCGGTTGTAGAATGCCTCGACGTGGGACTCGCGGTCGAGGTTAGCGATGAGTGCGAATGCATTGGAGGACACGCTGTGGTCCTGAGGGTTTGCCGTCTCCTCGTTGATGGGAGCTCCCGGAAGCAACTGCTCGCCCGTGGCGATGGCTACCAGCGTGAGCTCAACACTGTCAACGAGGTTCTGGCCGTATGCGTTGAGACGCTCATCCTCGGCGGAGATCGTAGCGGCGAGAATCAGCCGACCGGAGGCTAGATGAGCGTTGAGACGCTTCAGGAGGAGGACGACGGGGCGGGGGACGCTAGCGACATCGACCGGAGTCTCATACTGAAATCCGATCTTGCTGTCGATCTCGTCCGCCGCATCATTTACGTACTTCAGCGGGTCAAGCTGTCCACCGGTCGGAATGTCACCGATCAGCAGATCCTGAACCGTGCAGTACGCCACGTCGTCGCCCTCCTCCTGTTGCGGTTGGTGCTGGTACTACTCGGGCGTGCGAGCGGGGGCCTTCTGCGGGACCCGACTGCCGGACACCTTCGGCTTCTCGGCGTCGGACGCCTCGGCCTTGTCGTCCCCGGCGTCCGCACCGAGCACCTCGGTCTTGACACCCTGACCGCTCGTGGTGGCGTAGACGACCGGGGTCGAAGCGCCACTACCGAGGGTCTGCTCGTTGTTCTCCTCCGGCGGCGTACCGTCGAAGGCGAACTGGTTGTCGAGCAGGTGCTTGTGCGACTCGAGCTCCGGACCGCTCTCGGCGAGCAGCGGCTTCTCGGTGTCGCTGGCGTGGGTCATGTACTC